CAGCGATGAATACGATTTTGAACTTTCGGAAGTAGCATATTGGCGCGAAATTCCGTATCGCCAACCCAAGGAGGAACAAGATGGCAAATAAATACAAAGTAGTTTTCGAGTGTGACGAATGCTTTACGGAATACTCATTCGAAGATCGTAAGTCCGAGTGTTGCGGACAGCCGTTAAAGCAGAACTTCCATTGCGAGGTATGCGATTCTCAGCATGAGATGAAAGTCCAAGCCGAGCAATGCTGTACCGATAAGATTCCAGATCCGGTTGAACAGATCATAGATGAAGTTGCCGATGATCTATTAAAGGCAGACATAGAAAGGATCTCCAACATGGGACCGGACGATTTTGGCGGTTCGGATTACCCTGATATCAGACTTGGCGATGAACAGTTTGTCCACATGCCGATCAGGGAAGCCGCGATGAATTGTGAGAAGGTATTTCCAACGGCCAAGGCTGAGATCAAGCCGCCTAAAATGAAGTCCCGGCCGATCATTGAAAAGATCTATAGAGAACGGCCACGGCCAAAAGCCACCGGTCCGCAGATCCAAAGACAGACTGCCAATGCCAAGCGCGTCAAGAAAGAACCTGATCCCGAATGCCCGAACTGTGGCTTGGCTCAGAAACTTGGAAAAGTAGCTCATTGTGAGCATTGCATGAAAAACGAATAAAGGCTCTGTACTGATTAAAAACCTCAAACCCTATGTCTGATACCTATTTCTCTGAAAAAGAGCTACAAGCGTTCGCAATAGGCCGTAATCCGGATATCTACGATATTGTTATGGCCAGATTTAAGCGGTCAGCCAGACTACAGGCTGACAAGGCTTTGATAGAACTGGAAGATGTCTCATGGCTGGCCGAAGAACTGGTAAAGCACGGTATTCCGGAAGATCTGGTGCCTCTTATAATCAAAGCCTGTGAGTGGCGCCGCCAAGATCTGATCGAGGCTGAAATAGTAGCCATCGAATTGGGTTATAAAAACCTCTATCGGTAAAGTTGGGAACCACCCAACAAAAACAATATGAACTATTTTGAAATGTATTGCGGCATATCCGGCTTTACTGTCGGCATTAAACAAGCTTATGAAAAATACCAAGAAGAAAGGACGCAAAACGGACAACCGGATAGCCAAGGAACTAAGCCCAACGCTGCTGTCCGTAGGAAAGACAGGAAACCATCAAGGGGGAGTCGGTCACAGGGTGCCTCTGATAGTGGACAGCAACGGAGCGAGGAACAAGGGCAAAACGAAAACCCGAGTTCACACAGACGGACAGGTAAGGACGTTAAGAGGCGGAAACCGCGGCGACAACACGCCTCTTGTGTCGGATACTCCGAGATCGACCAGTTTGCAGACGCCATCACGCAGTATCACTTTCCACAGCATCGAAACTTTGGAGACGCAACCAGACTTATTCCAGAAGATATCCCCGACTTTGATCTTCTGTGCGGTGGATTTCCTTGCCAGGATTTTTCAATTGCTGGAGCTGGGGCAGGACTTGACGGGTTTCGAGGTAGCCTCTTTTATGAAATCGTTCGGATTCTGGTTGCCAGGAAAAAAATGGGGAAAGCCGTTAAACACTTTTTTCTCGAAAACGTCCCCGGACTTTTTTCTAGCCAGGACGGAACCGCTCTTAAGCGAATCATCCTTGCGCTTACAGAAATCGGGTATTGCGTGGAATGGACTTGTGTTAACTCGCAATTCCACGGAGTTCCCCAGAACCGCGAACGTGTGTTCATTATCGGACATTTTGGAAGAATGCCCAGCCGAACGGTATTTCCTTTCGGAGACGGCGATCCAGAGGTTGATCGATCGGGATCAATCGGATGTGTATCTGGTACGATCTCAACAAAAAACCAAGGTCCGCAATGTCAATTTGACGGTGGAACTACCATTGTTGGCCAAGATATAAGTTTCTCGCTGGATGCGAACTATCACAAAGGCGCTGCACCGTCCGATATGGAATCAGGCATGAAGCGACAGATAGTCAATGACAGCACGAAAAAGGGCATGAGAACTGCCGACGATATCAGGGTTGGCACACTCCGGACGCATAATGACGGCAAGGGCTTTCGCGAGGTCAAAGGTGATCTTGCACCAACGTTGCCAGCAAGGGCAAGAGAGGACGGATCTGGTCAGGCCGTGATAGCCATATCGGTTCAAACACCTGAACGGAAAAAGAAGTCTCAGAATGGCCGACAGGTCAAAGAGGATGGTGATCCATCCTTTGCTGTCACGGCTCAAGAACAACCCGGGATCTATGACGGCGATCGCCTCAGACGGCTTACCGAAATAGAATGTGAGAGGCTTCAAGGATTCGAGGACAATTGGACGGAATACGGCCGCTTTCCCGATGGCAAGATCAAAAAGATCTCTGCCACGCAACGCTATAAGACAACCGGAAATGCGGTTACGACAACTGTAATCCGAGCGATCATGTACCGGATGCTGACAATCAAATGTTGCGATGAAGAACTATGAAAAATGAGATCACGGTAAGAGTTAAATTACAACGTGCGAAGTTGCAAAGGACGGTCGATGAATTCATAGAGGAATTTGCAAAGCTTCCGGTTCATGAGCAAGCACGGCGGGATATCCTCAAGGAATACCAAAAGTTTGTAGAGAAGAAAAGTAAACAATATGGAACTAGATAAAATCTGGAATGAGCCTTGCCTGACCACGTTAAAGAAGTTCCCTGATAACTCGATCGACTGCATTATCACTTCGCCGCCTTACTATGCCCTCCGATGTTACGGAACTGAGCCTCAGATCTGGGATGCCAAAGCTGATTGTGAGCATGAATGGCAGGAAGAATACACATCCCGGCCGAACGGCTCTGGTGGACAGGGAACTACCGATATCACCTACACCGAAGGGCAAGGATCACGATACGTCGGTTATAAAGATCGGAGGACCAGGTCCGAATGGTGCATTAAATGCAAAGCATGGAAAGGTGAGCTAGGTTTGGAACCTGACTTCCGGGATTACATCAAACACCTTGTTCAGATCTTTGCGGAATGTCACCGTGTTCTCAAAAAGACCGGAACGCTGTGGGTGAACATCGCGGACTCATACGCCGGCGCTCGAAACTCTAATCGTAACGGTGCAACTGAATCCCTCGGGGGAAAGGTTCGAGGCGGTGGAAAGTTCGTGATCGATAAATTACTGCCGAAAGACATTAAACTTAAACAAAAATCGTTGATGAATATTCCTGCAAGGCTGGCGATTGTAATGACCGACGAACTTGGATTCATACAACGTAATTGGTGTAATTGGTGGAAACGTTCGACCATGCCGTCCTCTGCAAAGGATCGGTTTACCATCGATAATGAGACAGTATTCTTTTTCACCAAATCGAAGAAATATTACTTCGAGCAACAACTGGAAAAGGCTCAGACAATTCAGCCACGGGTAACAAAGATGTTACACGACAGCGAAACTAATATCTCGGTGCCTTATAACCGAGCCGGTAACACTGTGATCGAGGGCGATGATAGCCAACGAAATATTCGAACAACATGGGACACCTACGAATTAAATTTCGAATGGCCATCGGAAACGCCTTCAACCACAACTTGGAATGTCAATACGGCCAATGGTGAAAAGCGAGAGGTTCAACATTTCGCGGCCTTTCCTACCGATCTGACTGAAAGGATGATTAAGGCTGGATGTCCTGTCGGCGGTATCGTCTATGATCCTTTCATGGGAACTGGTTCCACGGCTGTTTGTGCATGGCGACTCGGACGATCCTATATTGGTTCTGAATTGCTTGAGAACTATTACATAGGTTCCTTAAAGCGTTTGGACGAATTAAAAGCACCTGGCGGAATACCGCAAGAGAGGTTATTTCGATGAAAAAACGAACAACGATGTCGATTGTCAGAAAGGGCGATCCGCTTGAACCTAACGGAACATTGTTAGTGAATCTCGGATCGGCTCTTATCCATGCCGAAGAATTTCTATCTCCAAATGGCCATCCCGCGGATCGGATAGCCTTTCTTTCGATTATGAAAATGCCAGAGATCCAAGAATGGATTCAACAAATGAACGATCTGGCCTTACTACCTTTGAAAAGATAAATGAGCAAAGCAACACGACAAAAATACTACGCACGACAGAGACAATACGCACAGGGTAATCAACCTTTCTTCCTGGAGATCCCCAAGGCCGTCATCAAGGTAGAAAGCGAAAAGGCAAAGCTGCTGGATGACGGCAACCTGAAGATCTGGATACCGAAATCGCAGATCCTTTTCGAGAATGAGGATAGCGGTATCGTGTCAATGACGTTGCCGATGTGGTTCATCGAGAAGAACGAAGCTTTGACCGAGTACATAGATCAAAGATGGGATGAAGCCGGACGGCCAGACTGATTATGGAAACAGCATACACAAGCCAATCAACATTTCATCTGCAATTCCCGGCCGAACTGATCGAACGGGAAACACCGAGAGCCTTACTTATTCAGGATGACGATCTGCAAATCTGGATACCTAATCCCTGATACTCGAACAGCGAAATGAGCAAGGCAAGATTCTATATTTCACCGTGCCGACTTGGTTCATCGTTAAGAATCCTAAATTGGAATACTACATTGACGAGATTTGGGATGATCTAGGACGGCCATAATAACCATGCCAGCAAAACGCAAGCCGAAAAAGAAACAGGTAGAGGATGATGACGCACCAAAGATCATTCCACCATCCGAGATCAAGGCTCTCGCAACCGCCTTACTTCAAGTGGACCGGCACATGGAACGCTTTCCGGATATCTACTACACCAGATTCGTAGCATCGAAAAATAAAAAAGAGACAGCCTAAACTGTCTCTTTCTGCTCTAAGAAAACTCAACCCAACAGCCAGCTTTTCAACTTAACTATCAGTGAGATCACCCAATTTAGTAGTCGCATTGGGAAACGACACCGCCGCACCATGCGATACCTCAACCGAGACTGTCGGGAGGTTCCCAACAACGTTACCGGTTTCGGTTTCGATAACCTGTGCCGTCAGGTTGGCCGTCGAAGGCGAACCGTCTGCATTCGGCGAACCGAAATGTGCCGTCTGACCACCGTTGCCGTCATCTAGCAACGATACCGAACTTTCGTTATCCGAAGCATACGGCGTTGCCTTGTACGAACCATCGCTGGCAGGGACAACCGATCCCTCAGCATCCACACCATCGCCGAGATCCACGATCACGGGAACATCTGGATTATCATCTTTGACTCGAATCATAATTTTCACTCCTGGAAATGTAGTTTTCAGATCATACGCCCACGCGATAAGCGGGAATATGGGATATAACAGACGCCTTGTAACTTCTTTTTGCCACATAGCGGTAACGATGATAAGTTAATCGACCAGCGAATTGCAAGCGATTAACAAAAATGTCATTTGAAAGTAACGTAAAACAGAATGATCGACGCAGCGAGGAACGCATAGCCAGCCAGTTCCTTGAAAGCGCCGACAACGAAATCAAACCGCCCGGGTTGTGACCGCGGCGGTAATGAAAACAAAACGAACAAGAGTCCGCATAGTAACCAGACGATCAAAATTGTCATATCTCACTCCCTAATAATTCAAACCTCATAGTTGGGAACTTCCCAACATCTGGATCGAAAACCACTTGACCTATTGCCCTGCCAATGGCTATTCCGGCCAACACTTCAATAACAACCTTTGCAGCATCGAGAATCTTTTGCCAAGCCGACTTAGGCTTATTGATCTTATCGGCCATCTTCTGTACGAGATCCGCGTACACGGCCAGCGTCTTTTGATAGAGAGCTACCACTTGCTCATAGGTGGCGAACATCTTCACATCGAGAGCGATAACCTCATTTTGTGTGTCGATGACGGCCTGAGATGCGGAAGCTTTTGCATCGGACGTTCCACGTTCGACCAGTAATTTATTATAGGCATCTCGCAAGGCTACCAGTTCATCGAGAGCCTTATTGATCCGGTTAGCCTGTTCCTGTGTAAAGCACACAGTTCCCGCCGGACAATTAGAAATCGTTTGCGGTTTCTCAACCAGTACAGCCAGCAAGAGCAAAGCCAGTAACATCAAAACCTTTTTCATATTTCCACTCCTAGTGAATATCTAGCTTATCCAGTTTATTAACCACATCTTGAGCCGCCGCATTGACGTTTGAATTGCTATTCCTGGCTTTCTCTAAATTGGCAATAGCTTGATCGGCCTCGGCTCTGGCTTGAGCATCCGCGTTCGATGCGTTAGCAAGGTTGTCGGTGAGCACATGCAACTCACCGATCTTTTCATCCCGGTTCGCTGCCATCGCATTGATGTTGGCCGACTGATTAGCGATCTCATTTGCCAGATTCGCAATCACCTTTTTATCTTTCGCGATACCTCTATTCTCTCGCCACGTATCACACCTGTCGATCGTAAATGCTACGACCACTATCAGAACTACCAAGCCAACCGCGATCCAAAGAATCCTCGACTTAAATATTGCTTCCCAATCCAGTTTAATCATAATTTTACTTGCTCTAAACTTTCCTGATATTTCACTACCAGATCGTCCAAGCCCTCCATCATTTCCTCGTAGTATTTCAGATTAAAATGCGGTGTCTCATGCCCTATCCTGATAAATGCTTTTTCCATTTCCCGAATGTAGCCGTGCAAGCGTGTGATCTCATTCAATGCCCGATGCTTTTCGCCTCTCGATCTGAACAGATCTATCTTGATCGTTATGTGAGCATTTTGTAAGTAGGTGATCTCTCGCTCATGCAGCCTGTCTCGACGGTTTAACAGCTCCACCCATTCTTGTTGAGTCAGTTCTGCTTTCTTTTCCGACAGGGCCAAGATACGGGCATCATTTTCATCTTCCCGATCGTCCTCGCGTTCCATGCGCTTCATGTACCGATCCAGTATCTTGCCGATAATGATCGTAGCGATAGAAGCGCCGGCCGCTATGATGACCGGTTGCTCGTACCAATTTGGAACAGTTGGGTTGGGAACTTGGAAAAGGAATCGATACGCAAATGCAACCATCAATCCGCTTAGAATGGATACAATGGTTGAGAGTAAGGCTCTAACAGCTTCAACATACATTAACAGTAGCATAATTCGGCGTCAGATCCGGCGGGAGTAATTTAATGCGTAAGAACGACTTGAAAGCCACTACAGCAAAGATGATATAAAAGTATCCGCTAAAAGCATAGTGATCCGCGCTCAAGATGCTTACTGCAAAGAACACCCACAAGGAACTTTTGATTAATAAGATCTGCTTTCTTATATAGCGCCAATTCGTATAGATCGATAACAGGTGTGCAATCCCGGTACTGAGAAAGACGATACCCCAAACGATTCCTGGCAGCCAATCCATGTACTGGTATCTGTCGGCCAAGCGGTCGTAGATGTCGTTAACCAATAAGTAATTCACAATAAATACCAGCCCTACAGTTATCGCGAGGATTGAATTTTGAATTTCAATAATATGCTTGTCATAAGCAATCAGAACCATCAAGACCCTTTTCATTTCTTCTCCACTGGCTGCGATCCGCACAGCCTCCGGATTAAATATGTGGGCGAAACGTGTTTACCTACTATTTTGCCTAACCATTATCAGGCGGTGCCGGTTGAGGGACCGAGTCACCGCGTGTAATGATCTTGAATTTCCTTGCTCTGTAAAGATCGACTTCATCGGCCGGGATAACTTGAGCCAAATTATCCTGTGTTGAATTTTGTTCGACCAGCAACGCGGTCAGTTCTTTCTGCCGATCATTCTCTTTCGCCGTGTCTTTCCACTCACTGATAATCCACACCAAACCGCCTACCACGACGCTGCCACTGATTATGTACCAAACCGCAACTGGTATATGAAGTCCCTGGATCGTATCGAGTTGCCCCCAGATCCACTGAAACACCGCATTACCAGTTACGAACGTTCCGATCTTCGTACCAAGTCCTTGATACCACTTTTTCTTGAGCGGAGCGACAACGGCCACACGCTCTTGAGGACCGGCTTTTTGTGTGTTGCTTTCCAAGTTTACGCCACCTTCGGGAGTTATCGAGGCTTTCACGGTCTGAGATTGGCTGTTTTCTTGCGTTTCCTGCCCCTCTGAGCCTGTTTCAGCCGTTCCCCCTAGCTCTGGTGCCTCTTGAGTATTTGAAGCAGCTACAGGCTCGTTATTGTCCATTTCATCATGCGGCAAGAATCCTGGCGTTCCCTCATCCGGCATGTGAATCATCTCGATAGGTGTGGTTGATAGCTCTGTACGCTTGACCGAAGTTGCAGTATCCAACTCAAACCCGTCTGGCAACAAGGCCATGCATTGGTTCGTCCAAAACTTTCTATCGGCCAGACCGTTATGACCACCATTGATCCTTTCCGAGATCGCGGTTATTGACAGGCTGTCGGCCAGTTCATTACAACCGCGGGATTTGAAACCGGCACAGGCAACCTTAACCGCATACTCAGGCGTACGAAGCAACTCCGGATGGGCTATGAAATCAGCTCCAACCAATTTACCGGACTTGATGTAATTCGAACGGCCTGTCTCTTGATCCAACGCAGCACCGCGAAAATCCCAACCATCATTAGTTCCCGGCCTGTTACCATTCCTGCCGTCATAAACATAGTTAGCTAGTTTCTGTGGATTGTGTTCGTACTGTTTAGCAAAATCCAAGGTCTTAAACCGTTTCGGCCAGACAACCATAAGCCGCCGAGCCGAATAGTTAAGATTTTCCTCGGTCCTTGTGAGGTTCCCGGATTCAGGAATGAATTGGCCAAAGGCACACGCTATGCGTCGCTCTGTCGTGATCCCAAATTCAAAGAGATACTTGTTGAACCACTTGGCATATTCAGCGCGTAACTCGGGGGATACTGCCGGAGCGATCTGCTTGAAAAAGGCATCGGTAAGCTTGGCCATTAAAGATCTCCTATTGAAAGTTGGGAAGTACCCAACAATTATGCGAGAGGCGGAAGAACTACGATCCTGTCGTAAAGAACATCACCATCCGTCGGGAAGATGGCAAGATCTCCATTTTCAAAAGTATGATGATATTCAACGTAATGAATACCAAGTTCAAAGGCTGTGGTTTCAAAGATAGCCCATTGGACCTCTATCTGTCCGGGCAGTGTGATCTGATCGAATAGATCATAGATCTTTGAAAACATCGATCCGAATTGATGTCGCATGACTATCTGGCCTGTTCCGGTTAGAACTATCGGCTGGCCGTTAGCGCTAAATGTATTGACTAGAGTTGGAAGGTTGGCACCCTGTTTGATGTAGAAAGTTTCAGCCATAATCCTCTCTTACCGATGTGGTCAGATCGTCCGAGTCATTTTGCGTGAATAACCCTGCACTGTCAAGGAAATCATTGGTAAGCGGACCGTAGACAGGCGGTTTGATAAAACGAATAATCCTCGATTGACACGTGATATTTTTATTTAGTGTGCCGGACACAAGCGATCGAGCCGTGATCGTCTGCGTTGCAACACGCCTCAACCTGCTTTTTGAAGATATCGTTTGAACAACGATTCTTCTGATCCTGGCCTTGCTTAATATGCTGGCCAGTACCGTTGTTCTTACCCGGGAAATAGCCGTTATATTTTTACTGACGATCTTTCCAATCCGGGATCTTGCCGATATCGTTTGTGATCTCACCAATTGAATCCGTGATTTGGCAGGGATGGTCCTTGTCGTGGTTGCACGAATGTTCGATCGGGCTGTGATGAACGCATTGCTCGTACCCTGCAACACGATCTTTGAGATCGAGGTTATGGTCTTAGTTGCTGTCGCTCTGACTCTGGAAATGGCTGTGATCGTTTTGTTGACAACAACGCCTATCCTTGACCGGACAGTAATGGTTCGAGTAGCAGAAACCCTTATACGTGATTTTGCTGTAATGGTCCGAGGCGTCGACGCCGTGATCCTGGAAACCGCAGTAATTGTTTGCTGAACGATCTTGGCAATCCGGGACTTCGCTGTGATCGTAGCTAATACTACTTTCTGGATACGGGACTTGGCCGTAATGGTTTGACTTGCTGTCTTACGAATCCGTGATATAGCCGTGATGACTTTATTCGTCGCAGCCGTGACGAGGATATTCGACTTCGCAGTGATAGTTTGGGCAACTATTTTCTGAATCCGCGATTTCGCAAGAATGGTCTTTAGAGTTGTCGCGGTGATTCGAGACTTAGCTGGAATCGTTTTCGTTGTGGTCGCAGTGATCCGAGACTTAGCAGTGATCGTTTGATTAACTACCTTGCGAATGCGCGAGATAGCGGTAATCGTTTTCGTTGTGATTATCGAGATCCGGGATTTTGCGGTAATGGTTTTAGTCGCAGTAACCCGTATCCGAGATTTGGCAAGAATCGTCTGAGTTGTTCTGGCCGTGATCCTCGACTTGGCAAGAATCGTTTGAGCAACGATCTTTGCAATTCTGGATATCGCAGTGATGGTCTTATTGACCACCTTTTGAATACGGGTTTTGGCAGTAATAGTCCGCGTCGTGGTGACTTGGATTCGAGACTTGGCAGGGATGGTCCTTGTAGCTGTAACCCTGAGTCTCGAAACTGCCGTAATGGTCTGGTTGACCACTTTCCGAATCCGAGAAATAGCGGGAATTGTCTGCGTTGTGGTCTTACGGATAGCCGACTTCGCAGTGATCGTCTTTGTCGTGGTCGCAGTGATCCGAGACTTCGCCTGAATTGTCTGCGTAGTAGTAACAAGAGTCGCCCCAACTACAGGCGGTCTTTTTATATGCGGTGGGAAAGGTTGTCCACGACCAAGGCGAGCCATGTTTTATTAAACGTCAATCACCATATACGCATAGCAATTAATGCCAGCGCCAAACGTTGTACGGATGCGGACAAATTCATCCTGTCGAAAGTTCGGCTCACGCCCGAGTGGAAATTGTTTAATGTACTGATTTGTCGGAGCGATCAACTGACTATCAAACGGCCTAGTGGCAGTGATCGTTCCCTCGGCGGTCGCGTTATAACCAGACTCGTCACCGGCAGCCGTAAATGCAAACGGGAAATCGTCTGTGACCGCGCTGGCGTTCGGATCTAAAAGGTTGATAATGTCAGCCGCAACATATTCCGTGATCGTCGCTCCAACGGTCTTTGTGCTTAGTAATTCCACCTTGCCCGGAGTAGCTGCTGCCGATCCGTCGAAACTAATCCCCCATTCAGCGATCTTGGCAGTTTGATTTGTAGATCCACCAAGCTTGACTTGCATGATAGTTTTAATAGCCGCACTTGTGGCTACCGCTACCAGACCTGCCGTTGTCGGCATTGCGCCGCTCTGTAAAAGATATAACCCCATAGTTTTTTCTCCTTAAAAAGATGCGGCTCGCTTCACCGCCATTGGTCCTACTGAAACAATATTCTGCTTGAACGTATCCGGTATTGGCAATAACGACAGTGTAAGCACGCCTGAATTATTCGCTCCCGTCAGTGTACCCATGTTAAGACCGCTAACATTAGCACTTGCAGACTTATAGATCACCCAAAATCCCGCCGTCGTACCTGACGCGCTGTATATGTTGTCCTGTGTCCAGCCAGCCGGAGGATTGCCGCTTGCCCATGTTGCATTGCTATCGGCCGCACCAAACGCAATGACCAGCCTGTTAGGACCGCTTACCGTTGCAAAATCGGTTGTCGGCGTCGTATCTGTCTGTGGCAAGGCTCCAGTAAGCGGAGGCGTCGTGATCGGATTGCCATTAACTCGTGCATCTTCCCAAGGCGTTCCCGTCTTGATGCAATTGCGAATGATGTAGCAGATTGAAAATTGATCGGTTGATGCTGCGGTTATTGTCGGACCGGCATCATTTGTGGCTGTCGCTCTTTTCCACCAAAAAGAAACATTCGGTGTAGTGGTTGAACAGATCGGAGTCCAGCCAGACGCAGACTGCGTTGCACCTGGCTGATTGACTGACACCGCTATCAGGATGTCGTCTACCTGATGAAGCGGCATCGTTGGCGACGTGCTCGCTCCTCCTGATAGATCAGTTGCAATTGATCCCGATGACTGTATGAATGATGGAGCGACGGACATTGTAGTTAGCCAGAAATATAGTAATAGCCGCAAACCTTTCCGCTAAAAGGATCGGCATAGATGAAGCCGTCGAAGTCGAAACAATTCAGCTTAACGGATGTATAGCCGTTTAACCTTGGCGGTTTTTTACCTCGTGGCACGGCGGCGATTATCAAGTCCTGAAGTTGTTGTGACATCGATGGCTCGTAATAGATCGCGGCATCGGTCGCGCTGTCTTGTTCAAAATACAGGTACGTCGATCCGAGAGGTACGCTGGTCGAATAAATAGTCGTACCGTAACTGACCTGTACGGCCACATCGTACTCTTGAGCCGATGCCGTAAAACAGCAAGCCATAAATACAAGCATTAAACCAACAAGTTTTTTCATAGATTCTCCTTATTTGAAATTTTAAGTCCTGATGAAATGAGTATGATTTTCATCGTCCTGATCGTTAGCCTGAAAGCCGAGTATATAACCGGCCAGTTCCAAACTCTCAACGGTCATACGCTTAGAGTCCGTTCTCACCGTGGCATGAGCATTAACGATCCGGCGATAGATCAAACGAAAGTTCCTCAACACTAAAGCCGTATCGTTTCCGTTCTTGTCTGGCTTAACGGTATTGTGTTGAAAGAATGGAACTCCATTGATCTCGAAATGGCCGTCAGTAAGATCTACGGCATAGATCGAGCCTTGACCACTGGCTGGCCAAAGTTCAAAACGTTGTAGAAGCTCAAGAGGCTTCCACGGATTATAAAACACATCGTAAAATGCATTCTTATCCTTAACGAAAAGTGAGCGATCATCTTCCCCTTGAACGTATTCGGGAATCTGATCGCCCTCTGGCTTATAGATAGCCTTGAAATAGTGTGTATTTGATACTTCCATAGCGATTGTATTCGCCTCCTCATTGTATTGAGATCGGAATTAAATTATCCGAAATTTTAGGTTGAAGTCCGTTGCGCCTTTGCTTCGTCGGTTAGCCAATCATCCAGTTCAGCTTTTTTCTGTGCTTCAGCTTCGCCGGAAACCGGAACGATAATATTTGACGTATCGGCATTGTGGGCATCCACTTGAGATGTGAGATATTTGTCCGCATCCTCGCCGTCTGCTGCTGCGGCAAACTTAACGAACTGGCCATCTCTGGCAATGCAAACATATTCCTTGTTCTGATCGACCTGGACCAAGCACTCCTTTTCGACACCATCAAACATGATCTTTACAAATTTCGCCATAACTATTCTCCCTGACAAATTTTCTCTCGAAATCGAGGCTTAGTTTTCCTGATACTGCAAAGTTAACGTCATCTGCGTTGTATCACCGGCCGCCGCTCCAGATGTTTGAAGCTGAGTTACCAGCCAATTCGTATAGGTCGTGGCATTCGTGCTCGACGTTGCTTTACCAGTTGCTTCCGGTCCTGTCGCTCCAAACCATACTGCCACACCTGAACCAATGGCTATAGTGGAGCTCATGTTATTTGTGAGATTGGCATTGGTCGTGGTCGATGGCGTGGTATATGTGCGGTTGTCACCGTCCGCGGTCATCGCTGGCGGACCTTTTAATGTGCAACCTGTCGAAATCGTGCCAGCCGTATGAGCGAACAATCCAGAAAGAATCTGGTTAAAGGTTCCGGTGAATTTACCGAATCCCCAGATCTCAAAACTATTATTGCCGTCTGTAATCGGTGAGGATGAATAAGCCGTAGTGGCATCATCGATATTTTTGTGATTATAATCCGTCCGGCCTGTCGATCGTGTCGTACCCTTTGGCGGAGATCCGGTGGCTGTTCCATGATCGGATTGCCAATCGAACGTTGCAGCTTCAAGTACCTTCTGACCATTAAACAGCCATGTAAAATAATCTAATTCTGGCAACCATTTTTTAATCATAGATCCTCCCGGGTGGAATGTTGGGTAGCTCCCAACTTAAACGTAGAAAGAATAGTGTGGATTCGTCGCGCCTGTCAAACTGTATCCGTATAACTTATGGCTGTGTCTTTACGTCAAGACAATCCCACTTCGAATCCTGCGCGTTATACCTGAAAAATATATACATCACTTTCCCCGCTACCGTCGTTGTCGGTAGTGTCGCGATGCTCCGGTAAATACCATTCCAAGTAATAGCCCGAGCCGAGCCATCATCCTTGAACCGAAGTCCTAGAGGTTGTCCCTCGGTTGGCGAGCCGCCTGGAGATCCCACGGTAAGCGCCTGATCTTGCGCCGAGAGCGTTACGAGATCAAACGCATCCTGCCAAGATCCAATAACACCAGCCGCTATCAATCCGACTGTTCTTGGCGTGATTCGTTTATTCGTGAATGTATCCGTGCTGTCACGTGTCACCATCGGCTTGAACGTACATCCGTGCGTAAACACTGCCGAGGTTGCCCGATCCCATGAATAAACAACTGCGTCTGGCGTGGTGTTCGGCGTATTCTTATCCTTCCATTGACCCGATGATGTTGGATAGAAATTACCCTTAGTGAAATAGGTCGTATTATTGCCGTTCATCATCAAATCGCCCTGCAATATATTCCCGTTCAGATTCACCGTGCCGTTGGTACAGATCGCTTCATCAAGGATCGTGTAGTTCGCATTCTCATCCTCATTGCCGTTGAAATTTAATGCAACATAATCCGCTCTCAGCCAAGCCCAACCAGCTCCATCCGAAATACCGCCACCGGCAATTTCGTTTTGTTCAACGTTCCAAACTCCGGCATGTTGCAGGATCAAGCCCCACTGCCCCGAACTCATTTGGAAAGAGCAGTTCTTTATATTTACGACACCGTTGATCGAGTACCAATAGATCGCGGCCTCCGTATTTGTCACAAACGCACATTGATCGAATACGACCTGGTTAATCATCCACCCAAAACCACTTGTCGGCACGCCGGATACTCCACGCTTAAAGCCGACGAACGCACAGTATTTGAAGTAATGGTTAAACGTCGCGTTCGTGGTCCCTTCAAACAGCACTCCAGCATTATTCGTCTGGCCGTTGTTGTGCAGATTTATGTGTTGAAACTGTGTATTAAAAACGCTATCCGATATCTTAAACATGAACGTATTCGATGACATCATGTTAATTCTCGGACCGGCGAGGGCATCTGAATCCATGCTGATCCCCTTGATCGTCGTTCCGTAAGGAACTAAGTGACCTCCGGTCGTAGTCCACGGAGTTTGTGAGTTAGGTATCACTACCACACCGCCACCCTGTGCATAACTGATCGACGCAAAATATTCGTTCAACGCCCTCGTGATGTCACCGCCGACGTTACCGGCTATCCAGGCTACATTCATCCAATTTACCGCGATCCGATGAAAGACAACATGCGATCCTGCGCTGGCCAGTGTAAATATCTTTCTATTGCCAGCGTCCAGCATGTTCGTAATCTGGAGCGTCTTACCGGCGGCAATTGTTATCATTCCACCGCGGCGTATATCCAACGTTACATTGAATGGTATTGTGAGATCATCTGAAATCGTACACGGCTCCGTGATCGGCAATACAACCGGATTCGAGCCAATCGCTGCTATCGCTCCCACCAGATCGTTCGCATACGAATTCGATAGCGAATACTCAAACAGTGTCCGATCCATGCCAGCAAGCGGCACAGTGTGAACTGGAAAGGCTGTAAAATCAGACATAAATTTACCCCGTGAAAATCTATACGAAAACTTCTATACCAAGACCGCTGCCATCAACAATTGCAAATCCAGATCCGTCAACCATCAATCCACTAGTAGGCGGTAAGATTTTAAGAATAAAATCTTTCCGGTAGCTCTCCAAGATCTGCGTACCTAACTGAGCGAGGCAGTTGTTGCGGACCTTATCGCCGAACGGCGATGTGAAGTTTGCCCAAAACTCCGTGGAGTTGCCATCTCGATCTAAGTGGGCATTATCGATAAATAAGAAATCTTTGTCGTAATTGTGATATTCAAAGAAATCTAAGAAATCATCCCGATCGGCCTTTACCCGCATGTTGAGATTTGGAGATAACGATCTCAAGATCCGCTTGCTGTTCGGGAAAGTGTACTCGGGAATATTGTCGGCCATCTGGATAGGATCTGCCGTTGATACATGCGAAAAATCATTCACCCAATCCTGGAAGTTTTCAAGGACGCCGATGCTGTCGTAAGTGAAATCGTATTCCTCATTATTGAAAATATGAACTTGATCTGCGGACGCTCCGGCTGTGAAAATCTGAACCTCTGCTTTTGGCGTTGTTGTAAGTTTCGAGCGTGTAGCGCGGAGTTTAACTAAGGTGCCATCGACCTTAATAAGAAAATACCTGATTAGTGAACCTTGTAATTCGATCATAGCCGAGTCACCGGCTTCATATGGAAAATCCACTGTCTTTAGTTTGCTGCCAAGTTCATAGATCGATCCAAGGCCATTCATTCCTAGCACAATTGCATGGGCTACCGTGGACATCGAATAGTCATGATGAATCGTACCGGACGAATCTTGCAATGAAATACCTACGACATCATGGGCTGTGAGCGATCGAGCCGTGATAGCTGAATGTACTGCGCTCAATACCGTACCATAAACAGCCCCGTCGAGAGCATCGACACCAATATTCGTAAAAGCCTGTGTTGGCGTGTCCTGAGAAATATCTGTACCTAATACCCACGTAGCCGGAAAGAAAACGTTTCGCAACATTAATGGGCAATCAAACTTAGTTCTATTACGCGGAGGCAGATCAAACGGACTTGTCGGATTATAAAAATAGTCCCAATCCGAACGCATGAGGACCGGAATATTAGTAACGCCAGAGAAAGTTATAACCGGAGATCCATAAGAATCAAACCGGAATCTGTCTGGCGTGATCGAGGCTGCTAATGCCATAGCAATTTACACTTGGAAAATCTTAAACAGGTTCGTCCGAATAGAAAATATCAGGAATCGGTAATAAAGAAAAGTCGTTTCTGCTATCCTTCGATCCCCATGATCTGAAAGTAACCATATATTTAGCATCGGCCACGAAATTTCCATCGACATCGAAGTAGCTCATATGCACGAATTGATTCTTTCGCAGCTTCGAGGACGGCCGGGAACCAGACACATTGATCGTATGTGTAGGATCGGTCTTGAGCACCATTTCCATTTCACCCATTCGCTCGGCAAGGCTGCGTGTGGATACACCAAGATCGCTTGCCGGATCGTTGGTAGGCTCACCATTGGTGAGATCACGTAAGGCTGGCCGATCTGCCTGAACAAAAACAAATGGAAATCCGTCTTTCAAAACATCGCGGTATCGAAATAGAAGGAAATTCTTACGATCTGTAATAGCCCTGCGTTTCTTTTGGAACGTGTCTTTGACAAAATTAGCTCGGCTATCGTCATCAAGTTTGTCGAACACGAAAGCAAAGACCACTGGTCGATCCGGTGGAAGAAACTTAATCAAACCATCATCGTCCGTCCAATCCCAACCTGGCGCTCTTTCCATTAACCTTTCGTGGACCTCTGCACAGTCCGTGGCAGTTGGAAAAGCCGTATGGCATTCATAGCGTTTCACTTGAACATCCGTAGGTGATGCGGCCGTTGCAGGAATGATCTCTAATGCCTGAGATGCCGACTGCCATTTCAATTGAATCAAATATGGATTGGAACCACCGACGCCGCTTTGCTGCCATCTCACTTCGAATGCATAGCTTTGTCCGGCTACCATCGAAAAATTCACTGACGGACTCGATGGAGTCGAACCGCTCATGACTAGAACGCCATCTATCCGCAATTCAATAGTGTCATCGATTCCTGGCGAGCTAAGTGTGTATAGTTCCGTGTAAAGCGGAATGATATTGGCCGTGAAGATCGCGCTGAATGGTTGCCCTGCCACTCCCGGGGCTGGACCTGCACCGCTCCCAAGGCCACTAAAATTGATCGTTGCCTCGCTTGTCGTTACCACAAGATCAGTGAAAAAGACATCGCTGTAATATCTTGCGGACCATGATCCTGCTATCGGCGTATCATCCGATCCCGGCGGTATTCGTTGCCAGATCAAAGTATCGCAATCATCTCGGAAAGTTTTCCAGCTTGGCCAATCTATGCGAAGCGGATTGACCTTGTAGTTATTGAGAGCGTTATCAACAACTTCCAAGGCTAAATTCGAAAGATCGTCGGCAACCGTGATAACACCAAGTTCTGCGCCTGTATCGTCATAATCCATTAATCGCCGTCCGGTTCCGATAATGCGAAAATCTTCCCAATCAGGTGGATCGGTTGGACTTGATACGCCGCTAGGCAACTTGAATTCGATATAGGCAATATTGCTGAACGTGGTATTGACCTCTGGGCAGAAAGTCGGCAAACCTTGATCTGGATCATCAAAGCCAGCGTCGGCTTTCCAGATACGGATCGTTCCTGTTCCATTGGTAGAGAAATTTATGTAGGTCGATCCACTTTCATCCTTGATCTTGTAGTTGCCGGATGTCCTGTCGGATATCTTATATCTGGTATCAGCATTGATCTCTGGCGGCAACACGCCTTCACCGGTCCCGAATCTTACCAGATCTCCATTAGCAAACGGATTGCTGGCATCGGTCACGACATCGGTTGAACTATTGATAGTAATAACACGTGGAGAGATCTGTTTGGTCAGTGTCCCGCGGTGAAAAATGTAATTGGTCGTAACGGTGAGATCAGAGCCTTTGTAGAGAACTTCATCAATCGAATCGAGGCCATACTTGCCGCCATCCGAAATGAAGATTATCCCCCGAGTCTGCGAACCATCATAGCGGTAGTAGATGCCGCGCCCGATCGTGATGTATTTACCGTAAACCCCACCGGCAAGGGTAGGGTTATTGATATCGTTGGTTGTTCTGAGGACAAAAGGCATTGTGTTAGATCATACGCGCTTCGATCGGTTTGTCATTATGCACGACTGCGAACCAAGTCCGGTTTTCGTCAGTCACCACGTAATTACCTGTGGCCGTCCATAAATTATACACAGAGAACAGCCCAGATAGCTTCTCAATGCTCAATAGACGCGATATGACGGGCTTTCCGCTCAAATCCATACCCAAGGCAGGACTTTCACCTAAAAACCCTACAGGGGCAAAGTATCGCGATCCTACGTAAAACAAATGGTTCTTCTTTACCTGAAACACCGCATCGTCAAACTCAGCTTCCCAAAGTTCCTGATCCGGCGTTTCCAATTGCTGATAGATCTCATTGTCATAAACCAAGGCATCGTTCCGGAATAGATCAATGCCGAGAGCATTCATTCCTGGCTTGGCCTTGGTGATCGGAATGATCGAACCATCGCCCATGACCACGAACACCTTTTCACCAAAGCACGGTCCGGTTTCGTAATCCCATCCACCGCCAGAGCCGGGAATCTCATTGCCGATGATCTGGACCGCGGATGTTGATAAGGCCGTTACTGCATAGAATCGATGTGTATTGAGATGTGCAGCACAGCCATCGACGCCGAGAAGCAACTTGGAACAGAAAAGAGCATTGCCGCCTTGTGAGGTTTGCCAGCCGCAAATACTGTCCTCTGGCGCAAGAACACCATTAACGTTAAATGCGGTTCCACATCGTTCTCTGGTAAGAATGCGGTTGCCAGCAAAGAAACCACCGCGTGACATATCCGACAGAACAGTAAACCCTAAAACATTATTCGTATCATCGATCTGGAAGTCTTTCAGGAAACCATAGAAATTGATCTCAGATGCAAAATATCCTGCGACAACCTCATAAGCTTCTCGGATCTCGACAGATGCAGTTTCGATCAAATCCTCATAGGGCAAGATCGATTGATAAAATATCTTCCCTGGATCGGCCACACTGAACTCAGCATAATCATTTCCACGATCTCGCTGATGACGCATTTTCGGGGGATCGGTCAGAGCCTTTGAGAACATATCGCCATTCTCTAACTCCACATCCGCAACCGTGGACCATGTAAGTATCCTCTCAGGTAAGATACCAAAGGCCGGAAAAGTCACCTTGACCGTCCAAACCGAAACCGCATCAGGACTTTCTCTTACCTGATTAAACAATCCGTGAGGACTGAAATCGTTGATAAGTAATGTGAAAGCCTGATCGTCAAAACTCGGTGTCGTGTCCGTGGCACGTAAGGTAAAGCTATAAGATCCGGCCACTGTCGGAGTTCCGGTAATAGCACCTGTTGAAGTATTCAGGCTTAGTCCTGGCGGGAGCGATCCAGATATAATGCTCCACGTTATCGAACCTACACCACCAGAGACAGTTGGCGTTGCGCTGTAAGCGGTTCCAAGCAATCCATTCGGCAAGGACGTTGATGTAATCGTTGGCGGTGGCGGAGCTATCGCAAACGCGGCCATTGCAGTAGCAATTCCTCTTGGTCCACCAGCTAACGTCCAAGTCGGATTCTCTGCCGCCGCACTTCCTGTTTGTTTCTTATAAGCAAAACCAGCCACCTGACCACTTGCTAAAGTGTCTGAAATAGTGAAACCGGAATCGATTGTTGGGACACTTAAACTATCCGTTGAAACAGATGTAATAAATAGCTCGCCATCATTCGCAGGAGATATGCTACCTGGCTGAACCGATGACGCCGCTGCCACGCTACCAAATCCGCTTTCCGCATCAAATGAAGCAATTAAATCGTCAAATGCTTGGACGCCGACGATTAATTGCATGCTCGTACCGTTAACAGAAAAGGTATGACCAGATCCGACAGTCGGATTGATGCAATAAAAAATGCGGGCGTACATTTCATCGCCCAAACCGCCGCCGCCTACCCTCGTAGTTAAGGCGACCCACGTATTTCCATATGCATCCGTGACGGCTGAAGGAATGTTGTTATATCCACAAACACAAACAGCAATAAATTCCGCGCCAGTAGTATCTATTGGCGACGTTGTGACGGTCGTAGTGTTGTAGGGATCGGTGTGAACTGTATGAGCAATGAGAGCCATTATTTACCAGTGATGCGCGGCTTAAGAAGTTCTGCCAGTTGTGCGACAGTCGAATCCTGTCCTGAGTTGGTAAGAGATTTGACGATAGCATTGATCTGTTCCTGAGAACCGTTGTTGCTTTTCATCGTAGCCGCGATGACCTTAACAAATTCTTCCTCTGCCAATCCAACTTGCAAAGTGATATTGATAACAGGCGGACCACCCTGCGTTGCAGATGAAGCTGCGGCCTCGGCTGTTGGGAAGCTCCCAACACCACCACCAGTTGCAAAGCGTGGCCGTACCATCTGATTCCGCATTTCCTGGAATGATCGACCTTTGCTTGAGAGCATCGTATTGAGATTGCGGACACCGATGTTTCGCGTTGTCTCAGCGTCGAGGATGTATTCAGTCGGTGAGTACATCGCAGATCGTCCTGCACCCGGGAAAAAGGCCATGTAGTTATCGCTTGTTCCACTACCGAATCCATCCTGATATCCGACAGGTCCACCCTCGGCAAATGTCGGCACTAGCAGATCTTGGCGTTGCTGTCTCGAAACCTGATTAGTGACGGCTGTATTCAACTGGCCAATAAGAGCATCCAACCTCGAAACATCCTTGAGAGCTATGCCACGGGTTTTCTTGTCTTTCAACTGACCCATGTTGGTTACATAGTTCTCTCTGATCGAGGCCGCTTGCTGTAAGGCCGTCGCTCCGTCGATCTGGTCATTGTTGACGCCGGTAATCAGTTTGTTGAGAGCGTCCAACGCATCGATCATTGCCTGATTACGCGTTTTCTCATCGCGCTTTCTGGCCTTATCCCTGCCAAGCAAATAGGCACCTAAGATCAAGACGCCAGCAACACCGGCCAACACGCCCGTAGCGGCCAACGTTCCCCCGAGTAATCCAACAAGCCCTGTAGCAAACCCACCGATACCGCCAACGGTTCCACCAAGCAAGCCTGTGCCGATTCCTACGGCCAAACCACCGACAGCTCCACCGATACCACCTAAGATCTGTCCACTGATCGAAGATCCACCGACAGAGGCGCCAAGAGAAGCACCGAGGATAGGCAACGCACCGCCAAGGCCAGAAAGGATACTGCTACCACTACCGATACCACCGGCCGCACTGCCAGCCGTTCCGGGCGACAGTAAATCCTGTCCGAACATCGCTGAGAAATCACCAGGCGATAGGCCAGCGGGATTTGGCAGATATCCACCACCAGCCGCACCACTCGCAAATCCACCGCCAGCGCCAGCACCAAAGTTAAATATTCCACCGCCAGCATTTCCACCGAACAATCCACCAAGATTCAAACCGCCAGCACCGCCAGAACTACCGCCAAACAATCCACCGTTGCCACCGAGAGAGCCGAAGATACCGCCACGGCCACCGCCTCCTCCACCACCAAAACCGCCTCCACCACCAAACAAACCCTGAAACAATTTGTTCGTAATGAGCCGTAACAGATCGGATAGAACCGTCTTGATGACACTGCCGAACACGCCTAGTTTGGCTGTTACGCGCCCGATCGCTGCGTCCATCTGATCCCAAGCAGTCGAGATCAAACCTATCTTCGCATCCGAAACGATATCGGTAATTCCCTTTTGCGAGGCCAGAAAATCCAATACCTTTGCGTCAGATTGGTTCTTGTGGAAGATCAGTTGATCGGCCAACATTGCATTGTCCTTGTCGATCTCGATAAGGGCATCAAGTTCTTTCTGACGAAGTTCAACTACAGTCTTTAAGGCCGCAGCTTCACGCTCTGCCGAAATAACACTTTTATCAGCAAAGGCCAAAACCTGAGATCTGTATTCAGTTGTGGCAGCTTGGAGATCCTTGGCCGCATTTACTCGGTTGTCATCGATAATGACCGCATCTTTCTTACCCTCGTTAATTTGCTTTGTTAGCTCATTAATTTTGCCGAGATCAAGAGATTCTTTGAGTAAATTGCCTTCGATGGCTTGTGAAACCTGAAGCTGGCTGTATTGCAACTCAAGAATACGTTTCTGCTGTTCGTATTCTTTCGGTGAAATCGTTCCTCGTGACAATTCCGTATCTAGGAGATCCTTTTGCGTTCGACTCTGTTCGGTTTCGAGTGTATGGATCTTCTCAAGAATATTTGCCTGTGCCTGATAAACGGATAGCGTACCCTCTTGCACTTGACGCTGAGAATCGCGGATGTCCGTTCCACCCTGATAACCAAAGGCAGAGAACAGACCGACATCTGGCAATGTAGTTCCGAAACCAGCTCCCGGCCGAAAGGCTTCAAGAATGGACCGGAAACCACCCGCGGATTGCTGGTAGAGATTGCTTAAGGTGTTCGCATGGGCTTGAGCCTTGCGAACCATTTCCTCATTGGCTTTATCCTGGATCTGCTGAATAGTCTCGCGATTCTTTTCGGCCAGATCTTGCATGGCCAAATTCATCTCTTTTTCAACGTTGATCCTTTGCTCGGAAGTTAAGGTTTGATCCTGCAATTCCAGAGCATAATGCTTGGATGTAAGTTCCTCTAACTGAGCATAGGATTGATTGGTCACGCGGATCAGTTCATCGTAACCCTCATGCGTTTTATCGATCTTTTGCTGAATATCAAAAGTCTGTTTATCGGTGATCTGCTGAATAGCACGTTGCTCAAGTTCATTGGACTTGATCGCTGCCTGTCGGCGTTCTTCCTCCATCTGAGCGCGCATGTCAGACAGTTTCTTTTCGTGCTCGAAAGCATTGTCGTAAATCTGTCGATCAATACCGCTAATAGTTTCGGCACGTTTGGCATTGATAGCCTCGATCTTATCCTTGTCACCATCGGCCAAGGCGATCTGCTTATCCGCGGCCTTGTTCTCGAAATCCAACTGCTGTCGTAAATGCGACTGCTGCATTTTGAACAGCCGATCCTGAAAAGACATCTCTTGCGCGGTCGTATAACGATGATGCGTGTCCAAGGATTTTTCCTGCGCAGCAAAGTTATCCTGCATCAACTTTTTATCCTGGCTGTAATAAAGTTGACTAGATACCAGATCATGTTGCCGTGCCAGTTCCTTTCGCTGAAGCTGTTCGACATTTAGCTGGTCCGGTGTCTTGCCTAGATCTCGCAAATTACCACCAAAGGTAGATGTGTTCGGATTAAAATGTCCGCCCAATGTCGGATCAACGCGATATGCCTCTCCAAACGGATCTCTTGCCGGCGCTGGTAATCCGGCCTGAGTCAATGCACTACCGATTCCGGTAGCACCGCCCAAATTTGCTAACTGTCCTAGCAACAACAACGATCCGCCAACCCCGGCTTGTACGTTTAGAGCCGTCATCGTGGCCACAGCTTGCAGAATCTTTGGAACCTGAAGCGTGTTCAAAAGATTGATAACGGATGCGAAGGAATTTCCCCACTCCTCGATAGCTGATTTGTTGTCATAGATGCGCTTGGTTGCATCTTCTGCGGCATTGGTAAGAGGCTCAAGTAATGGCTGGCCGAATGTACGTCCGGCATCAATGACTGCATCCTCTAGCTTCTCGACTGCGTTCTGTAATCCACCCGCTGGTGCCTTTGCTTGCGCCATGCTCGCCGCGAATTTATCAATAGCATCGCCCGGATCTCGACGTAATGCCGCCTTGAACTTGTCGATCGAGCCAAATGCTTTCGTGATCTCGATAGACAGTGACGGCAATGCGAGGACCATCTGCTGGATGTCTCGCTGTATCTGTGGTGATCCTGCACGTAGTTGCTGCAAGTTGACGATAACGCGGTTAATGGCACCTTCATCTGTGACACCGGATATGAGGCGTTGCTTGGCCAGACCTACTTGTAATTGCTCAATGGTTTTCATCTGGAAACCAAGGGCGGCAAGGCGTGTCGCACCCTGTTCGGCATCGAGCATGCGCAGTCCGGGCGTATTCCTGGCTAATTGATCGAGTGTGGCAAGTTCCTGTCGGGCATTAACAACCGATCCGGTAAACAACGTCATCGCATTCATCGTCATTTCCTGTTGGGCTGCTAATTTGATAGAGGATGCTATCAATTCCTCTGTCGTGGAAATGACATTCTCGATCCCGCCGATTAGTGTGCGTGTAACTTGGCCGACTACTGATCCTACGAAAGCCCCTTTGAATGCTCTTTCCCAGATACCGAATGTTGTTGCGGATTTAGCGGTTGCCTTCTCGACGGCATCCATATCCTTTTCCAATGCCTTGACCGGAGATCCACCACCTAAACCACCTTGAGCGCCAGATGTATTGATCTGGACATCAACAATTACGTTATAGCGATAGGTTGACATTCTCGGATTAGAAAAAGAAAAATGTTGGGCAGTTCCCAACTTCCCAAAAAAGATACCAGACAAAGGCGAAATTAGTCAACCTTATGTCTGGTTATTCTTTTCCTTCCATTCTCTCGCTCTGTCGGCCTCAAAGCGATTCATAGCACGTTGGTATGCCCTTGATCCTAAAAGCTCCGTATATGAAGCCTGTTCGCGATTAAAGGCATACCCAAATTGCAGATCGTTATGCAGATCCAGGGTTTGCTGGATGATCCGTTGATATTCGGCCGGGATATAACCATCGTCTCCAACATTTTCCTGTTTGAGCATTTCAAGAAAAATCTCGAAAAGCTCCTCTGTTACTTTCCCCCAATGCTGAACGCTCCTGCAATCGCATCTGCGAACTGAATCCACCAATACGGATTGAACGCCTTGGTGAATTGTTTCACTGTCTCGGCATCCTGTATCGGTTTCAGATCGGCTGTATCAACCTCGATCTCACCGTCCTTGCCAAGCACGGCACCACTGACAGATTTGAAATACTTTTTCGCAAAGTTCAACTTGGCTTTGTTGTTCACAAAATAGTACGTGGTGATCTTGTTGCGCTCATTCTTGCTGCCAGGAATGAACGTATCGTTCTCATAGTTACGTCTTGCATCCGGAGACGGCGTTGAGAACTCAAACAAAAGCATGTGTGCCGGATTCTTGTAATCTCCGACTTTGGCAGTAAACCAGATCGACTCAGGCTCGGCTAACAACAACTCCACTTCATCCGTTCCCGGGTGAAAGTAGCGCTCAATGTGGAACTCACCAAGCCAGGTATCGACGGCCTCAGATTTGATCTCCGGCGGATAAGCAAGCATAGCATCACGCTTTTTGAGAATCGGTTCCGACTGATCGCCGAATTCATCAAGCTTGACAATAGATCCTTGCTGGACAGTGGCATCGAAAAGATTCGCGTTCTGCAATCTGAGATTTGCACGTTTACGCTCCGTGACTTCCTCGCGCACGTTACGTTCATCTTTCAGTTTCAGATCGAGATGATCCAGAAACGGTTGGGCTTCACTCCATGCGAAATCGGCAATCAAAATACCGACTTTCTTGTTTGATACCGGATGGATGATCGGAGTCCCGATCGTTCCGGTACGGTTAGCCATGTATTTCGCATATTCCTTACCCTCGAAAGTCCAAGTGTTATTGGCCGCACGGGCAATGTCTAACTGTGGGTCGTCCGGTGTGGGCATATTTGGCGGTTGGGTGTCATTCATATTGTTTTCAGGTGTCCTTTTTCGTAAAAAATAGGTGAGGCCGAAACCTCACCTTTTTTATATCACAAAAATAGTATTTTGTAATAATCAAGTTCCCGATCTCCCGCCAGCCGGACCACTCGTTGACGGACCATTAGTTGAACCAGAACCGCTTGGCGGTTTCACATCCGCGGCTTTCTGGCCAGCGATCACAAGATTATCCTCTGGTGTCGCAATGCTTACCAAGTCACTTGCTTTCGGCGGATTGATCTCTGCCAAAACGCCGAAAGTAACGAGAGATGTGCGAGGTTCTACGTCCTGTGTTTTTGCAAGGCCATCCAAATATTTCTTACGTCTGTCCTCTTTGGCCTTGGCGTCTTTCGCTACCTGTGCCTGATATTCGGCCTTCAAGTCTTTCAAGGTTTTGTCGGACCCGGGAACCTTGTCAGTCTTACCAAGATAAAACTGCCGCTCCATTTCGTTTTGAGTTTTCAGATCTTCTGCCATATTTTTATTTCCTCAACTTTCTAAAGATTTTACTTGCTCGAACTATGGAGCTACTTCATCAATCAAAGCACTGGTAACACGTCGCAGTCTGATTTCGGCCAACGATCCTGTGACCGAATCACCTTCGATAGCCTCAATGGTGAATGAGTAAGCCGAAAAGTTCCCTTGCTGATCGCCCTGCAAATTGAACTGTGCAACCGGGAATTTGATCTCGATCTCGGAGTGATCGGTTGTAAGACCAATGATCTCGCAGGATGAAAATACCAAGGACACGGACGTAAGCTTGCGATTCGGCAACCATGAATTGAACTGAGCAAACGTATTGTCCATGTAGACCTTGACGGTCATTTGGGCGGTTTGCAGATCAATGAAAAAGTTCTTGGCGATCGCTCCGTTACATTCTGCCGCGGGATCGTAAAATCCATCACCTGGAAGCTGATCGACAACGCAGTTCTGATTGCCAGAGAATGTTACGTCGATCAATCGGCCTTCAGATGCGAAGTCGTATGAATCAACGCCATCGGAAAATGTCAGCTTGGTTTTCGCACCGTGATATTTCAGGTACGAATCCATTGGTGCTACATCGGCCAGATCGATCAGAGTATTGGCCAGCTTGATGAAGTGGCCGGGATTATTGAATTGAGCCGTGATCCTTGGCTCACCGGCGCCCTGCTGTGCGATCTCAACCGTCTGCACATAGCAGTCACCGAACAGGTTTCCTTCACCACCGAGTTTCCTTAACAGGTTGCAAACCATCGGCGGTTGTCCCGGACTCAACATCTGGATCAATTGATCCGTTGTGCCGGGAAGTGTTCTGGCCGTGTTTCCAATCGTACCGCCAAGCCACATCCGGAGAACACGTTGACCCATCGTGCTATTGAGAGCCATCGAATACGGATAGTTGATCGGATTGAAGTAGTACGGCTTGCTTTGTTTCGGGTAAGCCTTACCATCGCCAACGGCATTGTCCACGACCGGAGTACGTGTAGGTATCACAGGCGGGATAGCATCAGATGGAAAGATCTTAAACTGATCGCCGTCATCGCCAACGATGTACTCATTGACTGCCAAATTTTCAATTGAGATGGCTTGTACGACATCCCTGACGTTAAATCTTGCCATAATGATTTATCCTCGCTTCTAAAGAATTATTCCATCGAACTCAAAGTTAATGATTCCATTTGCCCAATGCGTCGTTGCTGTCTGGAATCGTCGTAGTTTTGTGCGAAAGGACCAAGTCTGAATATACAGTTTGTTGCCGAGGCAATGACGGTTCTTTTCCAAGGCCAGGTCCACTGCAAAAAGTTTTTTCAAAAATTCATGTTCCGTGTTTGTTGCAACCGTATCCACGAAATCAACACCTTGTTTATAATCCGCAAAGTAGTCCACGGTCAAGGTGTAAGGTTTATTAAACGTGCCAACCGCTCGGTTCTCAGCATTTTCTTCGGACGCTCCGACAAGGTAATTGCATGTGATTAGCCAGATATCAACGACATTGTTCGTATCTCTTAGATAGCCTAGCCACGATTCGTCATCCCTGCCCTCACTGGCAATATACCGAGTTTCAATATGAGATCCGGTTGAATTCGGCGCAATGATCGTCGTTTTCACCGTTTCGGCAACACCTAGTAACAAAGCCTGATAATCTGCTACGGATATCCCCATTACGCAAAAGCCTCTTGTGCAATATCGTCTATCACCATTTCAAAATTCGCACCCTCGATACCGCGCTGATAAAAGAATCGACCTTCCCAATTTCTTGTTTCACCCGGGCGTTCCACAAAACCATCGTAAAACACTTCCGGATCTCGTGAAGCATCGACCGTAAAGCCAACACCATCGACCACGGCCTGACGATGATAGTCGATCGCTTGGATCATCCGGCCAGTATCGATTGATCCGGTCCTTACGATCTCGCGAATCACAGATGTCTTTAGCTCATAGCCGAAATCGTCCAAGTGGGTTTCAAACCCGCGGACGAATTTCTGAATCCTTTGATCTATTTCGGGCAATGTGGCCATTAGGTTGAAAGATTATCTGCTAAGACAAAATTATCTGAAACTTCCTTGACGTAGAACCGATAAGTGGCGTTGATCCAGATCGGTACGAGATCTTCACCATCCCTGGTTGCGAACACTTGGCTTTCCCCCGAGGGAAGCACATTAGCCAAATGCGTTGTCATTCCGGCAATTTGCTTCATGGATCGAGTGGCACCGTCGAAAGTGATCTGTTCACTTAATCCAACGCCTACCTCGATGTATTGACTGTGCCGGAAATTATCAACTTGGACTCCAAAGTAATCGAATTTAGCAAGAACGGTGAATGGTTTGCCTCTGCCATCCCTTTTCAAAAAATATAACGCGATGCCTTTCGGGTAGGTCTTTCGCGTCATTATCTGAAATTTCTTTTTGGCCAGCTTGATCTCTTTATCAAGTATATTTGCCATAAACGCTCTGTGCTAGATTTTAACGGTGATGCCTATGGAACCTACCCTGTGACGGCTGAAAACGTCCCCCAGAGCCAGTAGTGGCCACTGTAGGCAACTCTACAGGGATGTCCCAGAGCAATCCAAAGGCATATTTGAATATCTCGTAAACCTCGCCGTCGAGAGAATAATTGAAACCTGTCCGGTTGGCTGCCGTAGGAGCGAAACCGGACTCAGGCGTAAATTGGTTCTCTTGAAATAAAGCAAGGCAAGCCGCCAGCTTCGCAGCAATCCGCTCATCGTTCTCTTGCAGATCTTGTTGAGCAGCAAGAGTGTCTTTAAGCGTATAGCTTGATGCCAGTGGTCCGAGATATCCGCGAAAGATACTGACCAGATCGCTTACCATGCCAGCCGTCAACTTGTTATCAGAGGTAACAAGCGTGGCCGCGGCGGCGTCGATCTGGTCAGTAGTTAAGAGTAGAGCCATTGTTAGATCTCCAACCGAAATTAGGCCATATCGGTCTGCAAGATAACCAGCTTTTTCGGGTTTAAGATCACCGGCAACATATTCACACAGGTTTCGGCCAACAACTGCATCGACTTTCCTTCGGGCGTGTAAATCCGTGACCAGATGCCCGGGCGTCCCTGACCTTCAATTGTCGGGGCTATATGCGTATAGCCAAGCTGCAATAGATTGTCAGGATCGGCAACGGAACCTTGCGACAACTGGAAGCCGTCGGGATTCTGTTCACCAACAACGATCAGGTATCCGTCCGGGATGAACGGCAATGCCGTCAACTCACCTGTTTTTGCATCAATGACCGTACCCGATTTGTCATAGATCGTCATGCGGACGCGATCACGCGCATCGGTCGAATTCGTTTCAGTGGTTCCGACGAATTTGATGATCTCGCGATTCAAACCGTCATTGACCACAACGCGGATATTGTTCACCGAGTTATCGATGATCGTGTACCACGTATTCGAATTTGTGATGATACGGAAGTTGTTGAGTTTGGTACTCAGGAACCGCATATCATCCCAGAACTTCGATGTGGAACCGCCGTAACGGTTATTACCGGAGTTGGTTTTCTTGTTTCCGGTAGGCACGTTGTAATCGACCTTGAGCGGGATCTTGCCGAACGTCCAATCAAGTTTACCAGTGGTCAACGCTTGGCCTCGCAGCCATTCGTAAGTGTCCCAATGAGACTTGAGAAGCATCGAGGAAAATCCGATGACGGTATTCATACGACGGGCATTGATATCAGAGGCGATTTGACTCTGAGGAACGCCATCACGAAACGCAACGGAGATCTGGGAATTTTCCCACGCGATCAAGTCACGCTGAGTTTTTTCATCAAGCGGAATCTGACCGGCCAATTTGGTCGTGTTCTCAAAAAACTGACTGGAGCTGATCGCACCCATCGGTGGGTAAACCGTATCCATAGCGACCTGTCCCAACATTGTCGGGTAAATGCTCATCGTCGCGCCTGAAACGTGGAAGTCCGGTCTGTCCTGCTGTGGCAAGATCGTATTCAGAACGTAGTCACCAGGAATCGTTACCGCCCTGGCCATTCTGAATGCGAAGTTGTCGGACTGCGGCAATCCTTGATTCAGTTGGTTGATGATCTCTTGAAAATTAAATTGCATAATTTTAACCTCGTCTTTTCTTCTCTGCGAGAGAATTTAGAAACAGAGCATCATTAACCCTACACTACGCGGGTGTCGCTCCAATCCTCATACGTGAATCCAAGCGTGTTTGCTGCAAGCTCGGTCTTATAAGCCGATGGCAGATCACCAGAGCTATCAGCATCGGGGCAAAGGTTTTCGTAAATCGGCGTTCCACCGATCACAAGGCCATAGCCAGATTTCGCATCCGACTTGGAGTTTTCAACCGCATCGGAAGCAAGGAAGCCGACTGACTGAATCTCCGAACTAGATACGCCATCACGCCTCGGCATAAATAATCCGGCAGACGTAAGTGACAAAATCGTACCCTTTGGAATTAGACGGCCATTGGTAACAATCGGCGCACCGTCAACCAAAGCCTCGGCATCATTTGCAATCGCGAACTCAAGCGGTGCAACCGTCAAAGTCGTGGCCGCAGCAAGCGCGTCGGCTGTAACTTCGGCATCAATGGCACCACCCGGGAACGTGGCCGCGTCCGTCGAAACAAGAGCCTGTGGCAATGCTTCAACGGCCAGTGAAGTAGCGCCGACGGCGGCGTCAGCCGTCAACTTCGCGAACTTTCCTGTGCCTGTAAAGTCCAAGATCGTTCCGGATGGAATAGGACCGGACAACGCAGCTACGGGAACTGACGTTGCGTTGGCCAACGCGCCGGCCACACCAACCGTTGCGACAACGGCGGCATATGCCCCGAAATGCAGAACAGTTCCTTTTGGTACGTCTGCCGGTAGCGCGTCAACAGTCAAGGATGTAGCACCCACTGCCGCCGCGCCGTTTAGTTTCACTGTAAATTTGCCCACATCGTAGAAATAGGCACTTACCTTAGTCCAATCGATAGGACGGCCAATGCCCCGATTCATCGCATAGTTATCAACAAACGGCGACAATGGACGCGGATCTTGACTTGTTCTATTCATAGAGATTTTTACCTCGTATCTTAATTTTGTTTCACTTCAGTAGTTGCTGGCGTTGGAGTGGCCGGACGAAGCGGATTAACAATGGCTTTCGATTTCTGGTTAGCCTGTTCAATCGCTAAGTCGAGCGGACTTTTTTCGCCAGATGTTGGTGGCGTTCCACCTCCACCGCCTGCGCCACCGCCTTGCTGCTGAATCCATGTAGCTTGACTAGCGGTGTCAGAAAGTGACGGCATGTACGGACTCCATTCAGGATTGGATTTCACGTATTCATCGAAAGCGATTTCTTTGATCGTTCCATCGGCCTGTTTGATGTTCGCATAAGCCTTTTTCACAGGTTTATCGTCAACCTTTTCCTCTTTGACCACAACCTTTTCCAGATTAGGATTCTTGGTCTTGTTGCCAAGCAGATCCACGAACACCTTTTGGTTCTTGAATCCTGTAGCGCCAAAGATCTCGGCGTTCTCCCGATCGGCTTTGAGTGTGGTTAGTTCGGCGTTGACGTTAGGAAAGGCTGTCAGCGTGTTTTTGATGTCCTCTGGCTTCATTCCAGGCGCCGCCTGTTTGACAGTATTGAGGAGCTTTAGATCGTCCGGTGAAACGCCTGTGTTGCTTGCAAGCTTCACATTGGCCTCTTGGAGCTGTTGGGATGTTTCAGACGATGACTTTAGCAAATTGTCGTACTTGCTTTGAAGCTGTTCCTTTTCTGTTTTCAAGGCATTACGGTTAGCTTCTAAGCCAGGATTCAATTCGGCAGCCACAGTCTCTTGTGATCCTGTCCATATTTCCACCGTGTTATCTGCGCCAGCAAATGACTTCAATTCCGCGGGAATTGCATCGGGGCTGGCAAATGAAAGTTTTACTTTTGGCATATTTTTCCTTTTTTCTCTTGATCGCAGATCAAGGCCAATTCTCGCAGAGAATTAAGAGCGAAAGGATCGATTAGTAATAACCGACAATTGGGAAAATAAGACAAGTCAGAAAATAATGCAAGCGGTTTTATGATAAACAATAAAAAACGGAAACTTTTCAGCTTCCGTTTTCTAATTAAAGGTACTCGGTTTTTTCAATGCACCAACTGCGCTCATTAAGCAACCAACTCGGATTATACAGATGATTTCGGAAATGTCCAATTGCGTTGTTGGGAAGTTCCCAACAAAAAACCCCTTGATGTTATCGCGGGGCTTTTCTCAGGCATAAGGAGGTTGTCACACAACAGAAATGCAAACCCGAAACGATCTAATGCGATTTGCACGGACAGAATAAACATACTCGATCTCGCGTGTCAAGCGAAAAAATGCCCCTTCTTGGAAAGGGGCTAAGATTCAGACAATTGAATGTAAGTTCAGTGATGATTGAAACATCGACAGGCTAATTTGTCAATACCGGACTCGGCTTAGGTCCACCATTCGGCGACGGTGCCGGTGGAGTGATGATCGGCGGTGGCGGAGTGTCCTTAAGAGGTCCATCCGCGGCAATGACCTTTAGCTCTGAATTGGGATCGTCGGCTACCTCGGCTACGACCATGTAACTTCTCTTCGAGCGTAAACCCTTGCTTACTTCATCCATCATGGTTTTCTTATCGTCGTTTGAGATCCGGCCTATAGTGATCTTGCTTGAAAACACGACATCGAACTGATCCATTTTGTCGGACTGTCCACTCAAGGCTAATGCTAATCTCGGCACAGTATTGAGCAACCACATTCCCATCGTGTCATCGATAGTCTTGTAATCGACCAAGAGAATCAGATAATCGGTCATCGATTCGACCTTGGCCGTTCCTGAAGCATATTCCGAGTCGGCCAGATAAAGATAAAGCATGCCAGCCTCTTGGTGCATATCCCGCGTGTTGTTGTCGGCAACCTGTGCGAATTTCTGAGGATCGGCATTCTCTCTCGTATAGATCTTCGGATCTGTGATCGTCTGACCACCTGTAACGCTTTCGAGCATGACGCCAAAGATAGATCTCCATCGGCCGGGACCTTGATGCATCTCTTTCGGCACATCGACCATTTGACCACTTGCATCTTTGACCTTTTCAACCGGCAAGTTCGCGTTGATGAAAGTAACCTCTGGAAAGTTGATATTTTCCAAGGCGAAATTCTCACCTGTCTTTGCATGGTTGACGGCCATTTGCTGCCTCTTGATCGAATCGCTAATCATGGCCTGTTTATACTCACCATCGATGTAGGTCAACAAATATCCGCCGAGATCTATCCCGATCGCTCCGGTCTCAGTTTCACCTACTCGCCTGATCCATGTTTTACGATCTTCATCCAGATAATTGACTTCGTAGATCGGCTGATCTTCCGGTTTGAGCCTCGGCTGTTCAACGATGGTATAGCAGTCGCCATATTCAGGATCATAAGCGTCGATCGCACATTCGTATCCCGGGACATCGATATAGATCCTGTTCAATACTTCCTCGAAACTGGTTGCCTTCAGCTTGACCTCTGAGCCTGATTGCGTGAGATATCCTGCCGGGATGTAAATGCGTATCGCGGCCTTACCATAAGCTGCCCGATTGTGAATGAAAGTCTTGAGAGCCTTATGGACCTTTTTGCTGTCCCACCATTTGCTCACTTGAGCATCGATGTCTTTCCAGAATTTTTCCTCTGGCGTTAATTCAGGAACTTTGACCGGAACCGGAGTAGGATTCAATGGATTGACCGGAGGTGGAGGCGGCGGCAATTCGTCATTCGCTTTCTTTGCGATGATCTGCCAATCAGGTTCCTTACCTAGAATCGCGCCCATCACACGCTTGACCATGCCGCCGCAAACGTTCTTAGAGTTGAATAGACCCTCAACTAGTCGCCATTGATACATGGCCGTTCGGCTGTTCGATTCGGGGCGCCATCCATGCCAGCAAGCACCGCCTTGCCAGTGATCGCCCTCGACAAATAACTGCGTCTGTCGCAATTCTTTCTTTGGGATCTTTGCTAAGATCTCTTGCAAATCCTGGTAAGTATCTAATTCAGCTTTTACGGGCATATTCGTCCTCCAAAAACTACATCGTACCGCTTGCGGATTGGAACTGAGTCACGTTGCCAAAAATCAGTATCTTTACGCAACCGCTCAGAGTATCGATCTGGTCATCGACCTGATTATCCTTTTCCGGATTAAACTTTTCCAACTCGCGAACGAAATTCAAATTCCAGGGTGCCTTGACCATGTAAATTCGGCCAGCCTCAGATAACGTTTTCGCTGGCTTGGCTCGGAAAGACTTCTTTCCTCTCGGCTTGTCGATAATAACATGATGTCCCTGTAAAAAATCTTTTTCGATGGTGGCCAGATCTTTGCCGGCGCTTGCGGCCTCAGATTCAATAGCAACGGTATACTCCGTATTGCCGGTAAGGTAATCACGTGTATCGGCCTCGGCAGCATCTTTCATGTTCTGCATCCGCTCGTAATAGCCCCACTGATCTCGCAAAATATCGATGATATAGAGATCGAACGGCCGCTTTTGCGTTCTGCCCATGAGCATACCTACGGACCAATCACCACCGCCCTGTGTTCCGGCTTTATCCCAATATCTGACAAAGATCAAATTGCGTAGATCGACGGCACCGCGTTCTATCGGCTTAAAGTCTTTCGAATTGAAGAAATTACCACCGCGCCGGATCGGACGTTGCTGAAGCTGCGAGGATTCACCATAGGCTTGCAAGTGAGCAACCATGTTGTCGATATGTTCCTGACGCATGCGATTCGGCCAAAGCAACTCACCTTCACCTGTCGAATGGAGATCTCGCGATAGATAGTGTTTTTTGTACCAGTTCTGATACCACTTATTTCCGAACGTAGGTGCCTCTTTGTCCCGCGGATCGACCCAAAGCTTTTCAGCTCCGGTTTCGATCTCTGGCGTCTGGTTGTGCTCGAACTGAGACACCTTACCCATTTTCAAAGGCTTGGAAACTGAATTTTTATGTGGGTGATCGTCCTCGAACTTCATCGGCAAGCAAAGCAATTCGTATCCTAGCTCTCTGGCCAGTATTTCGCCGGTCAGATCTTTCTCGCCCACCCTTTGGTGCATGATCGCTCGGACCGCGGTTTCAGGATCATTAACGTTGTTGTAATAAGTCTCGAAATACCAGTTGATCGTGGTATCGATCTTCTTATCCGACTCGGCTTCATCGATCTGGTGCGGATCGTCAACAATGACGAAATCACCACCATCACCTGTTCCCTTGGTAACGCCGAAACAGGCTCGGAAACCACCCTTATTGTTCGCGAATTTCGAGGCTTTCCACTCTCTCAGTGACGGACGAAAGATCTCGCTCCATTTTTGTTGATAGTAGTACGATTCAATGATCTTTCTACACGCATTAGAGTCTCTATAAGCAAACTTTTCAGAAAACGAGGCATATAGCCAGCGCGTATGCGGTAAGAACGTCCAAGACCAGCAAAACCACATTATCGAGATCAAGGTGGACTTCATGCAACGGCGTGGAAGGTTGATTAAGATCAACTTCAGTTCCCCAAGCGTAGCAGCTTGCAACATCTCGGATATCGCGTCGATGTGCCAGTTGTCCTTGTACGGTCGCCCTGGCTCAAGGATCTGAAACGTATCGTAAATGAATTGTCGTAATGGAAAGGCCGAAACGATGGCTACGTGTTGAGGCTGGATCTTGACATCGAGTTTCTTTCGTTCTTCTTCCTCGACGGCTCGGCGCCGTTTCTCGATCTCAATAGAAAGGTCGAGATCAATGGCTTGCATGACCTCGATTCTTTCTTTTTGACGTAAACTGGCAAGCGATTGTGCGTTATAACCCGCTGGCATTAATCAACATCTCCGAGAGATTGTACCGCTCCGTTTTCGAGTAGTCTTTTCCGGTTACTGGCCTGTAGCTCTTGAAGTTCCTCAAGCGACAGATCCTTGAAATCGGTTCCCGGCCGAACACCGAGATCGTTGATGATCTCAGTCGGCAGATCGGCAGCGAGTCTGGCAACTTTCACGGCTGTATCGACAAGACGCGGGATGTCGGAGATCTTGGCCTTCATCTCGATAGTCGTAAGAGTCGGCACCATGCGACCGTCCTTGGTTTCGATCATGCCGGTTTCAGTCACCTTGCCGGACATCTCGGCATCATCGAGGAGTTTGGAAGCGACACCAAGCATTTTGTTGCTCAACTGAAGCGATTTCCGCTTGACCTTGCGGTTAGCGTTGATAAATTCCTCGTTATCCTTGGCCAGCAACTTCTCACGCTCGGAATGTTCGTGCAGCCAGCGTTGGGCATCGACCGCAGACGCACGTTCTAACCAGCGATACTGCATTTGCCATATCTTGCACGTTCCTAATCCGAATCCAGTCCTTTCAGCTACCAGTTCGCAGGACCTTTCTTTACCCTGCAACCATGCAAAGGCTAAAAAGGCTTGATAGTTGTCGTTGGTTTCTTCCGGAAGCTTCGCAATCGCGATTCCAAGGGATTTCCATTCGTCCGAGTAATTCATAGTTGCTAAAATACTCAGATTCGCGGAAATTATCAAGGTTCACATTTTGGCAGGGACGATTTTCTTCAAATTGTCGGCTTTGGCCTTTGCCTCATTGTATAGCTGTTCGATCTCGGCGTGTTTCTTCACCATTTCATCCGCAGCGAGAATTGCCTGATTTTTAGCGATGTCGAGGTAGCTCTTATGATCCGCACAGATCCACGCAAAAGCGATCTCGGTAAAGGGTGCTATGGTTTCGCTGATTAAGCCCGTCGGAATGACAACTTTCCCGATCGACAGCTTAAGGCAGTGACGCGGTTTGGCCTTGTAAGCATATTTGCTGGTGTGAAACATTGAACAGGGATGAGCCATGATCTTAATCCTCAAATACTGGCGGTGCCTCTAAGATTTTGTCATCTTCGGCCTTGATTTCGGTATCCATGAAAACATGGCTGGCCGTGACTAATACCGGCGGTTGAAATGGCAGCCAAATCAGTAAATAGATGAAGCCATTTCCTGAATAAACTTGATGTCCTCGGGGGACAGTTCCCACTTGGACGTAACATAATTCTGCGACATAAACACAGGCAGATCTCCAACGCCGTCATCGCCCTTCATGATGCAATTCTGTTCTGGAAATTGAATCGGTTTCATACCGCCCCTCGAAAGATCGAATCTAGCTGAAAATCGACAAAGGTAAACGTTCCCCAACAATTGGTCCGCACCCTGGAATCCATATAGGCAAACCGGATCGTCGTGATCTTATGCCTCTGGCTCTCGTAAACACTAACCTTGTCGTATTGGTTCACATGGCCATCGTTGCACAGCTCCAGAAAGTCGGACATCGACATTCCGGCCTCTGGCTCTTTCCACTCTCGCTTTGGTGTAGGTGTCTTTTCAGGATAGACCTGAACGTTGACCGTTCCCTGTACCGATGCGTGGCCGTCCATAATATCCAACACGTTCCAAGTGATGTAATAAACGGCAGCTATCCCGAGAATCCACACGACTATAAGCGTCGAATTTTTCATTGTTCTACTCCAGATGTTTTTATAGATCCGTCCTTTTTGCTCACATACTGCCTCTTGTACTGAAACATCTCCGCGAACGCAAGGAACTTTTCAAGGAACACTTTCAGATCGTCCTTGGTTTCGAACTTGATCCCGCCGGACAGTACAAATGTAGCATCCGATACAAGACTTTCAATGAACTTCTTTACCGGAACGCTGGAATGATAAGCGATCGGCTTCTTGGTCAGCTTATCGAAATCAGGCTTCAAGATCTCATAGGTCGTGAAAGTGTTCTGACAATCGTAATTGTGACATTTGTAATTCTTCGACCGACGATATGTGATCTCGTCTATCTCGATAGGATCATTGCGCGTTGCATAGACGCTGGCCGACGCATTGCACTCTGGACACTTAATTAACGCCATAGATTCGTAAAAACTTCTTAAAATTCGCCTGATGATATTCCGTGTTCATCATCAAATGAAGCGATTCGACCACCCAAAGGTTGTCGGCCATCGCCCAATCCATTAGATAGGTAAAAATATCCTGTTCCGTGGTTTTCCATTTGTGAGCTATGTAGCCGACGAAAACAGGAAAATGCTTTTCGATCACAAGCATCTCGTACCATTACTGTTCTGTCGGCGCCACGGTCCCCGATAATTGACGATGGAACTTTTTCATGCAACTTCAGGCCACTCAGGTTCGTGAATGGTCACTCGCGATTTGTTGCGCTTGTCTGGCGATATATCGTCGTTTTCATCCTTGCACCGCTTACAAACGCCGGTGAACGAATGGCCAGATCGAATGCAGTCCGGGCAATTCCTGGTTATCAGCGAGGTCTTAAGCTCGTAATCCTTATCGCAGTGTCGGCAGTGTCCTTTACTCATTTTTCAAGTCCTCCATCAAAATTAGGATCTGGCAGCGATATGGACGTGTAGCGGTTAACGACCCGCTTGATCTCTTTGATCCGATCCAGAGCCTTTTCCATTGTCGGAAATCCTTCCTGCGACAAAATAGGAATCCCCTCGCCGTTCTCCAGCCTGAATGCCCAATCATCATTGAGAGCCGTGTGGTATATAACGAATTTACTTCTTGCCATCGTCCACCTCCGCATCGTCCTCGACAATCAGAACGGCATCGATCGGGATCTCCAATATGCAACTCTTGGCGTCGACGCCAGCACAAAACGTTATATTCTTAAGCGGTAATGTGAACCCGGACACCTTCACCGTAACCAAATTTCTCAACGAAAATGCCGAGCCAAGCTGTCTTTTCCTGTTCGGCACAGTGACGGTTACACCAGCCTCGTAATTGTCCTGCATCCAAAGAAGGAAATCTGAGCATAAATCGATCTCACCAGCACCTTTTTTGTATTGAGCCACGAACTTCCCGGCCACGACCTTTGCCGTGTCCTTGTCTGTCATATATCTTGCCATTTTCCTTACCTCAACCTTTTTCGTTTTTCTAAAGCCTAAAAATGGATGGCTGTCCACTCCCCCGTAAGCAGCCATCCATCATTTTCAAGGGCAAACCGACCATGACAAGCCCATCACTATTTGGACCGGCCACCCCCGAAAATCCCGATCAAACATCCTGCGCGTCCTTCGGTTTCTTCAGGCTCGTCTTGATCTTGTCCTGGATCACCGGCAACTCGATCTTCGCTCCGTTAACGTCATAGACCTGAGACTTCGTAACCGGATCTTCAACAAACGCGGCCTTGTGCTTGTGGCACTTCTCAAGCAGATCTTCCTGCGCCTTCACAAGAGCATCCCTGGCCGCGGCAAACGCCGGTTTTAACTCGTTCTCGATCTTCCGCACCGCAATATCCAGCTCCTTGACCACTGTCGGCTTGAACGTGTCATCCGGCAAATACGGCGCACCGGAAATATTCGTGTCCGCCAACGCCTTCCCGTTACCCAATCCCTTTTTCTTGGAACCACCCTTCTTCGACGCGGCCTTGGCCGGTGCACCCTTAACCGTCTTTCCAACTTCCTCAGTAACCATAGTTTTCATATGCTCCTATTTTTCAAATCCCTTTCCGTGTTCTCGATCCCCTCAAGGACCATCCCAAATTGCCCGATTACCTTATCACAAAAAATAGTAAAAATCAATAAAATTCTCAAATTAGCCGATTTTTCGACCGTTTTTGTCAACTTCCTCCACAGCCCACGTGCCACCGCGATTCCTCGCGTCATCCATGTACCGGCCAACCCTGTGATCCCGAATCAACGACATCGCCATCTCATGCCGCTGAGATGGCAAAACACGAAACCCCAAACCGCACGAATCGCAGATCCACGACCTCTTACCACTCGGACCCTTTCGCCCTCGCTTCCCAGATCGCCCGTAATCATCCTCCCGCAACGCCCGACACCCACAACTCGGACAAAATGCGATCGACGCAAATAAACCAGAACTACGACCGTTCCCCATCATCACTCCATCCAATCACCAACCCAAAATTCCTCGTCCTCATAACCCATAAATCCCCTCAACCATCCCAATCCATAACAGCCAACTTCACCACCACAAATACCCCACCGTAATACCGACGATCATCCACCGGCACCAACGCCCGAAATTCACCATCCAACCACGCCACCGCTTCCACCTCACTCCCAAACTGCCTCGCCAAACCAACCTCGCTAGTACCACTCCCAGCAGCCGTCAACATCTGCCCCGTTCCATTCACCACCACCACCCACATTTCATGCACCATACTCCACCCACATTTCATGCACCATACTCCACCCTCCTATTCTTAAACCATTTATATTTTTTTTAGAAATTTTTTCTCAGATTTTAACATGAGCCAATCCGGGCCTGGTTATACCAATTTCGATTTTTTTTTCGATGCCTTTTTGGATCGATCATTGATCCGGCTGGCAATGATCCGACAGACGATCATGCGCCAAAGTCATCGTCTGGAATGATCTGTTTCACGTCTGGCAATGCATCATTATCCTTTGGTGTATTCCATAGCTTAGATTTGCATTGCGGACAAATAGACGGCGCTATAGGTGTTCGAGGTATCCAAGCGTGTCCGCATCTCTCACACGTGCAAAGCCTCACTGTTACCTGTTTGTGTGTAATGGCCATGAGATAGACGATAACAAACTTACTTAGCTAAGTAAACCGCATTATTAACCAATAAAACATTGAATAATGAAATGTTGGGAAGTGTCCAACATTGGCCGTTATGAGTGTGTTTATATGCCTTGCTGCGTGCGAATAGAGGCTTTTTGGCTGGTTTTCAGGCAAAAGAGGTAGTTTCGGCTTACCTAGTGAGTAAGTAAGTAGCAGAGAGGCTTTATCGATTAACGATCAAACAACGATCAGAAATGACGATCAATTGCCAGTGTTCAGCTATGATCTTTTACCGCATCCGGCTAACCGAATGATCCAATGATCCAACATCGAATCATGAGTTATCCGTGCGTCCTGGATGATTAGTCACTATAGGTAAACAGGTGTCTAATAACCATAGAAAGGCAGTAATTACCGGCCTATAACTACCACGGTTATCCGTGGAACATACCACGCTTAAACTTTTCACCTTCCACGGATATCCGTGTAACATTTTCACGACATGAAGAGAGGATTAAATCTTAAGAAAAGAAATAAATATAAAGGAGTAAGTGTTAGAAAGGCTGGTAAAGGATAGGAAGGTGAGGACGGAAAGGTGTTAATTGGTAGGCTGGTTGATTCGGATAAGAGGCACATTAAAAAATAGTAAAATTAGATATTGACAAGAGAAATGAAAAAGGATTAAGATGTGATTGCTTTGAAGAAAGGCAATTTGAAAACCTTGGTTATGGACAATGCGAGGATAAAGCCACTTCGCTAACTGAGGTCAGTATTCAAAGCGATCAGGACGAAATAAAGAGTAAGCCTGATATAAACGAAAAAGGTTGAATCATTGAAAACTCTGGCAAACCAAATAAAGCCAAAACTTGAAATATAGAGATTCGACAGTTAGTTAACGATCAAAGGGAAAATTGAAAATTCGAAGCTATTCAAAGCTTAGCTTGGTGTTTCCTGAGAATGGAAAGTAAATCGCATTGTGGATGCGTAAACACTGAAAGGCTTGGATGTTTGAAAATTGGAATGGCCTAAGTAGGAAAGCGGTTAGCAACCAAATTCCGAAAGGGTTAATAGCGTCTGTTGGTAGTTGCTTTAGATCATAGCAAGCCAGACAGATAGAAATCCTCGTAAGGTAAAACGCGAAAATGGATAATTCGCAACCTATCGGCCTTTGGAGCTGGTAGTTCAGACGGCACAATACGTGCATCAAATCTTGCAATAACATAAGAGTAAGTTTCGTATCCGTGGTGTTAACAATTGATTATCCGGTTAGCATCGAATAGTAGACAGAAACTTACCGCAAGCGTTAAGAGGTTGAACACATTCCGAACAAAGTGAGTCATGCTAGATATGCATGCAATTTGGATTATAGAAAAGGGTTTTGATAACAATGTTGGGAAGTGTCCAACATTCGGCATTTTCGATAGTTTCATAGTGAAACGGTTAGAACACGATCCGCAAACTTTCAAAGCCGAAAGGCAAGTAAGAAGCTAAACGTAAGACGGCATCCTAACCGTTTCAAATGAGAGTATCGGACACTAAAAACGAGAGGATAAAGGCAAATGGGAAAAGAGAGACTTACGAATGAAAGAATCGATGAAATCGCATATTGCGTTCTACTGGCAATCTTTCATGTTTTCTCTTAAGAGGTAAAAAGCAATGACGATAGATGAAATAAAAGCAGAAAACATGCGCGTCAAGAATTACCTATTGGCGCTTGGACGTGAGGCAATGCCAACCAGCGAGGATGATTATCAGTCTGAAAGGCAAATAGACTCTGAGAATCGCTTTATTGAAAAACTGGAAAGCTACGGTTTTGACATATCAGACTTGGAAGGTAACGGAATGACCACGGACGAAAGAATCATCGAACAATTGCGCCGTGTATCCGTTCAATTCCACTGTAACGATGCAAACGTTGATTGCACACGTACAGACGGCAAAGTGTTAATAGATTCAGACGGCTTTTGTCCGAATCATCGACCAGAATGCTCTGAATGTAACGGCACTGGAATCAAAATTGAAGCAGGACATAAGGTTGATTGCAATTGCTAAAAGTGAGGATGAAGCAATGGAATTTATAACGCAAATTGTACCCGGGTATTTAGCGCTGATAGCCTTGATAGGCTTTATGTGGCTGGTGGCTGGCAATGACGATTCGGACAATTCCGAATAAGAGGAAAAGGTAATGGAAAAAATCACAATTAAAATAGGCAATGAATATTCCTTGGATGATATACCGCTTGAGTATCAGGATGCGTTAATGGCTTGTCATCACCAAGGCCAATGCGATTCGGACGTGGAAAGCGCTAAAGAGTTTTTTGCGGTTAACGATCAGGATAAGCTCAGACAATATCTTTCGGAATTCGGCGCATGGAATGATAAGGAATTAGCCGATAATGACGCCAATTTAGGACGTATGCTTTGGCTTATGGCTGGTTATATACAAGAGCAAGGGGAATGGCTTGTCGGCATGCCGTTCAATAATTCTTGGATTGGCCTATTCCACGCCGATAACGTGACATCGGATCATTTGCCCGAGGACTTTTTCGAAGTGGAACCGATTATAAATCAAGAGGTATAAGGCAATGGAAAAACGGCAAAACATACGCCATGTTAATCAAGGCACATGCGCACGGCGCTTGCAAGAAAGCCAGCCGTCATTTTTCGTTAATTGGACGGACACGGACGGCAATCAATACCAGTTTTTCAGGATGCGTTATCAGGCTGAAAAACTGTATCAAGAATTGAAACAACTAGAAAATTTGGAGGAAAAAGGCAATGGCAAAAAATCTGATATATCAAAAAGTACAAATTCGGAATGAATACGATCAAAAGCGAATCGATGTAATGACGGCGCACGGCTGGCAAATCGTTCAAGCCGGATCAGCCAGCGCGTTACTGGCTAAACAAAAAGATCATGCCAGTTCAATTGACCGAAAACGATCAACGCATAAAGGCAACTAAGACAACCAGCCTAGGCAAAAGGCTGAAAAGAGGAAAAGGCAATGTCAGAAAATGAAGTTTATACCGAACAGTACAAGGGTTTTACGATCCGCATAGAACAGGATATTGACGGATTTTATAACAATCCGTTTGAGACTCAAGACGGCAATCCGCCTTTAGCCGTTCTTAGTTACGATCATAGCCGTTCATCGATAACGGAATATGCCACACAATACGGTAACGTTAACGAGATACCGGACCTCACGCGCGAACAGATCAAAGCGAACCTTGGCGAAATATTGAAATTCCTGGAAGCCAAGAGTTTGTTCGAATTGCGTGATTCTAGCTTTGCAGTAAACCTAGTTCCAATTATCAACGACCGAATCACTGAGGCCGTCGATGATTTAGGCAATTCCGACAGGTTGGAAGCTTTAGCGGATGTTTACAAGTGGGCTGGCATACCCGCTCTGTTACGATCCGTGCGCGGATACAGCCAAGGCGATTATTGGGAAGTGTTAGCCGTGGCAACGCCGAAATTCCAAGAGGCATGCGGAAACGATGCCGAATACTGGCAAAATACCGACAATCTTAAAGGTTCTATCGACCTTTTTGGTGACTGGGTAACTGGCAATTGTTACGGATACGCCGTCGAGGATGAAGAAAACGAAACAATAGATTCTTGTTACGGCTTTTTCGGCGACTATGACAGTAAATATAACGCTTTAAGTGAGGCCAAAAGTTTTATCGATTATGAGGTAGAGCAACGCCGGAGAGAAAGAATCGAACAGCTAAAAGTTTACATCAAGAATCGCGTACCCTTACAGATTCGAATGTTTGCCTTACGCGCTTGGAAGTATAAAGAGGTCAGATAAAAGAGAGGTTAAAAAGATCATGAGAACAGACACGGAAATAGTAGCTATTACAAACGAAATATTGGCTGAAAAGGATTATTTCGACACGTTAGAAGGTGGACGGCAATTAGACGTGGAAGCAGTGAATCATAATATCAGGATGTGCATTTTCGAAACTGTGATTATCGTTGATTCGATATGCACAGAGTTTGAAGCGTACAAAGCGCGAAAGGACGCAATCGTGGTGAACATCTCAGAAAAGACAGAGCAACTAGCAGACTTTATAGCCGACAATTACGGTCGCTTTACAGCTACGCACGAATTTCAGGATATGATCTTTGTCAGACGTCAGGATTTTCCCGACGTGCATTTTGACTTTGGACATAACAACGAAACATGGGGCGCGTCTATCACGTCGCCAGACGGCGCGGACCTTGGTTACATTGACACTGATTACAGTTTCGCCGATACGCCAATTGAAATATTGGCCGAAAGAATGGCTTTTCAAATAGATGATTTTCTAACTCACTACAAGCCGATAACGGATCAGGACGCGCCGACAAATACCGTTAATCCTCGCGTGTTTGATATGCGCGATATCTTTTCACAATACGGATACAGCATCGAACAGGCGCTAAAGGAATTCGGCCAAGCGATTCAGGATTATGGCGAAGTACAGAGTGAAATGGCGGACTCGGATCAAATGGCGGATGAAATGCGGAAAGGCTTTGCGCGGATCGGTGGCGAAATTGCGGATATGTCAGAACGTGCAAACATCCTTGAGGACTTGGTAAATGCACAGCCAAAACCGCAGCCAAGTCAAAAAGCAGTTACAGCCGTACTAGATGTGTTTAAACATTTGTACACTGGCGGCATGATTAAAGACGGCAACTATCTGACCTTTGAAAAGCAAATAGAACTTGCAAGGGAATTGGATAGAATCGGCGTTATCGCGAAAAGCGAATAGAGCCGTTTTAAGCCTCTTACACTCTCACATCCTTACCAAACTACTAGTTGACACCTAAAACCGTGCCGTAGAGCCTCTAATCGCTCAAAAACACGGTTTTAGTAGTGAACTTATTAGCAGAATCGGAGGAAAAGGAAAAATCATGAATATATTACTGCGTAGACAAATCGTGGATACCGAGAACGTTCGCAAAGTTTTGATAGAAAACGTTGTGTATTTTGAGCCGTTTTTCGAACAAAATTCTTACATCCTTTTCACACAAAAAGATGGCGACGTTCAAACCATCGGCATAGATAAAGGTTGTTTTCTCTGGCAGGGGGCTATGTATGACTTTTGCCAACTTGAAAACGGAGGCAATGACAATGGCAAGTAAATTATTTACATACGCAAAGAGGAAAATCCAAGCGGCAATCGAGGCGCATTACCTCGGATATTCGATAGAAAAGCATTACGCCGATTACATCATTTTCCGTTATCACGGTAACTGGCTTTGGATAATCGAGGACTTAGGCGCTGGCAAGATCAGGATAACGCACGAAAACTCAAGCGTTGGTTATGTGCCAAATTTGCCGACTGAATTGGCAGCCGTGTTTGAGTACCAGTACCAGTTAGATGACATGTTTAAGGATTTATGGCTATTCCGAAAGCCTACAGGCAAAAAGGCGCAAATCGATCCAAAGGACACAAGGAAAAACAGAAACACATGCAAAATCGAGGCATAAAGATCATTAAGCGAAACCAGGTCCCGGCCGAATTGCAAGCCGTGGAGATCCAGGAAAAGGCAAAGCCGGTCCGGTCGAATTGGCTGGCCGAAACACTGGAAGCAATGCAGACAAGAAAGCAATCCGAGATAAGGCAATTCTTTAACAGGCCGGAAACGGTTTAACAGATCAGACAAAAGAGAGGCAATGACAATGGCAAAAAGAATAAAGAAAATTCAATGGTGCGTGATGATTGGCCGGCGCTGGTTTAGAAAATCCGCCGGAAATACTTACACCAGCGTTTCAGTTTACGTTAACGGCAAACACCTTGGAACGACCATTGACGGCGGTTATGGCGATTATTACAGGCAAATGGGCTTCAAAGTCCTACAGTCCGCGGGTTACTGGTCGAATGACGGCGCGTTGATTAACGGCTTTGACTCAGATCAAAGCGCCTTTAATCAATTCGTAATGGATAACCGCGGCAAGTTTGTGTTCGAGGTTGTGGACGTTCCCACGGAAAAGGATTTATAGAAAGATCGGAGGCAAGGCAATGAATTTTACAGATACACTATTCAACAAATGGAAACGGAAAAACGTCACGTTGCGAGGATTGCGCAATGGCAAATTACAGCCAGAGAACGGCGTTTTCGGATCATGGGGCAAAGGTTTGTACACGTGTCATTTGAGCAATAAGGCAATGGCAAAGAGTTACGGCAAGGTTTACTTTGTGCTCAACGCACGGCCATTAAATCCTAAGAAGTTTCAAACGACTAACACGCTTGAAATTTTCCGGCAGGACTTTCCAGACGTTGACCAGATGCAACAAGCTGTTTTAGCGTGTGGCTTTGACGGGATCGAAATACCAGGGCGCGAGATGGTCAACTATACGCCGTCAAATGATATCAAGTATTTTGATAGCTTGGCCGATTTGAGATCTTATTTCGATAGCTTCGTATCGATACATCAAAAGGCCGTCTTAGCTGGCTTGGAGATCGCCAGCCATTGCAGCGATTTATATATTCCGGTCAATGCTATAAGCGCGGAGCTGGTAAAGCTTCACGGCCACAAATCGACGTTGCGACAATTTACAAGCCAGATCGACGGAAAGCAATGGTATGAAATTGCTTTCGCTTACGATCCATATTGGGACAAAAGAGAACAGGCAGCACGGAGGATAAAAAGATCATGAGAACATTTAACGTTACTTTCAAAGGCCGACAGGCCGGAGCGATCGGGACATATTACCGCATCGAGGAAACAATAAGCGCAGTCAATGACAAAGATTTCGCGCAAGCTTTTTACGATCAATACGAAATATTCGGCAATGTCGCGGTTAACGGCAAGCCCTACGATTTTCCACAAGCGCTAAACTCTGTCGAAATACCGGCCAACGATAACGATATGGTTTCCGAGATGTCGGACCGGCTTATCAAATCTCTACGCCGTACAATCTCAAAGTTTTTCAACGGTCAACGCATCTGGACAAATCACCAGGGCAAAGCTTGCGAGTTTCGCTTAATGTCGGATATTGACGAACATTTGGGCTTGCCTTACACATCCGGTTCAGAGTTACCGGCGCTGTGGAATACAAACAACCAGTTTCTTTACCTCGGAAACGAGATAAAGGGCTTCACAGTCAGCAAAGACGGCTTGGCCGTTATGATGACTCAGGACGAAAAGGAAACGTGGCGGTATTTCGTCATTGGCAAAGCCTCAGAATCGGCTTGGGTTTAACTTGTTGGGCGGTTCCCAACACTCTCGGAGGATACAAGGCAAAATGGAAAATACAACGGTTACAAAAATGGATCGGGCGCGCGTCCGTGCATACTTCTCGGATATCACTTGCGGTGATTCATGTTGGAAAGCAAAAGAGGAAATTTGCCGTTGCTCATGCGGTGGCAAGAATCACGGCATACACTTACGCGGCGGCAATGCGATCCGTAACGCTAAGATCAACGGGTATCGATACGAACTTGTTCGGGTTGGCATTTACACGGATCTCCGCAGCGAGGTCGAACAATTGATCCGTGATGAAAACGTCGCCAAGGGAATTTGGAAACTTGAGAACGGCGAAACGTATGCGCCTCGATACATCGAGCAAGGCGGTTGGTACAAAACAAACTACGTGCACCCGACTTGTTACAACCAAGGCGGCCATACATACGTTTTGAAATATGCCAGCCTACCTCAATGCATTAAATGGCCAGAGCTCGAATATTTTCAGGTGACAAACGACCGCGAACGATACCACGCCAACGCCGCCATTCTCTGGCAAAGGGCTGATCTATCTAGCGAGGTCGGCGCATGAGAATTACATTCATACTTATTTCATTGTCGGCCATGATCCTAGCCAGCGTTAAAATGCTGATCGAGATACAGCGCCGACAATCACAGCTTAACGAACAAGGGGAGGGAACGAACAAAGGGCGGGATTTTACAAACTAAAAATGGAGGTGAGTGGATGAAAAGGACGTAAATACTTGATTAAAATGTGAGAACGTTCCAAAGGCGGGATTGTATGGGCGATCCCGCCTATTTTACAGATCGAAACGGAGGAAAAATGGATCTTACACCAGCACAGCAAAGACTATTAAAAGAGGCCGAAGTAAGGCCAGACAAGCGCGTCCTGTTCTACGGCATGCCGGAAAAGACGCAAACCAAGCTGCTAGAATCTGGACTTGTGAAAAAGGTTTACGCCGTCGAGAGGCACGGCGAGGAATACAAGAAAGTCAAAACGGAACTGTATCAGCTTGCGGATGACGTAAAAATAGCGATCAGTTACGAAAAGTGGGATAAGGTCGCCGAGGTCGCACAGCAAATTGAGAACAGGGCGAGAAAGTTGGAGTATCAAATTACAGTCTTGGCGTAAGCACAAAACAACGGAGGAAAAATGGCAGATAAGAAAGCAAAGGCAAACAAAAAGATCATCGTCCGGCTTGAGGGTGGCGTTGTTGAAACTGTTATCGGAGTCCCGAACGGTTACACCGTCGAGATACATGATTACGATGTAGAGGGCTGGTGCGAGGGCGACGATCCTTTGGCCGTCGATGCGGATGGCGAGGAACATTACAGAACGATTTTCGAACCATACGATATAAACACAAGGCCGAAACGGTGATATAATTACAAGCCTGATTTTAGACAGACGGAAAAGGGAGAAAACACACATGGTAGAAAACGAACCAATAGATGCAGAATTTGAGGACGTGAAAAGCGGTAATACATCCTTACAGGTTGGACAAACCAGGGCGTTGGCAACGGCCGCGGATTTGGATTGGACGCCGGAAACGCTGGCCAAGCAGATCGAGAAAGAAACGGCCATGCGTAATATCATCGTTACGTACACCAAAGAGGCCATGCAGCCAGATCATCACTATTACGTGATATCAGGATCGACACGGCCAGCCATTTCGAAAGAAGGTGCGCTTAACCTGTGCTCACTGTTCAAGGTGACATTGGCACCGCCGATTGTCGAAAAGGTCTATCATCCAGGGTCAGATCATTTGACGGTTACAACTCGCGTCAACCTTGTGGATCGTAACGGCAACATCGTTGCCACTGGCGACGGCTTGGCTACTACATACGAAAGTAAATGGCGATACAGGAACGCCGATCGGGAATGTCCCGAGTGCAAAGGAAAAGGCACGGTCAAAAAGAGCAAGTTCCCGCCCAAACACGATCCAGACGAACCGCCAGGATTTTACTGTTACGACAAGGCCGGTGGATGCGGTGCCAATTTCGCTTTTGATGATAAGCGCATAACCGAGCAAGTTCTTGGTAAGATCGAAAACGAGAACCTTGCGGACCTATGGAACACGGTTATAAAGATGTCGGACAAAAGGGCATCCGTGGCGGCGGCTACAAAGTTGCCGTTAGTCTCGGAACTGTTTACACAGGACGTTGACGAATCGCACATTGCCGACGCCGTAGGCATTGATCGACAGGCTGCACAGAGCACACAGCAAAACCGTCAAACTTCTCCGGCGAATACATCAACTCAGAAAGCACCGCCACGGCAAAGGAATAACGCCAAGACGAAAGATGCGCCGCCACCAGCTACAGCTCCGGCGGTTGAGCCTCAACCACAATTCGACATTGAGGCAGATGCAAAGCTGCCGTGGGAACAGAGGAACTTACAAAAAGAGATCATGGCCAAGTTTCCTGATTCTCTTGTTCGGGTTGTCGAGTTGATGCGTGATCTTAACGCGGCCGGTGATTCCACGAAGTGGGGACCTATTACACTGGCCGATTACGTAAACCCGATGTTCGAGGTTGCCGACAGTGTGAGGTCGTTTGACAATCAAGGTCAGTGGGATACGTTGATATCGGATCTGGAATTGAGGCTTGACAATCTACGGTAACTTACAAGATCGCGATAGAGGTCACGCAGCCTATAATCGCATAACCGAAAGGCGGCGAAAGCTAATTACTTCCCGCCTTTCTTATTCTCTCGGAGGTTAAAAAATGGCAAATCCTAAATGTCAGTCTTGCGGCAAAGTATTGGTAGGCAACTGGCATCCGAACGATGAATTTTGGGCAAAGCATCTCGGGCGATCTCCAATCAAAACAAAGGTACACATGGCCAGAAGTCAGTACGAATCAGAATATGCTTTTTATGATACATACGGCTATGACGATAGCAATTTGTTTTGCAGTTTGAGATGCGGTTTTCGTTGGGCAGTACATACGATAAACCGGATCAAGAAAGACGAAATCACGGTGGAGAAAAACGATGAAACAAAATAAATTTCAGCGTAAACGAAATGAATTTCTAAATTCACTAGGGGTCGAAGATCAAGAGCATCGATCACGGCATTTTGTGAGGCAATGGCAGGAACGGCAAGGATACGGACCAAGGCAAGGTTCTGGCAGTCTCGCAATAGGCTGTATTTGCATCATAATCGCGATCTCACTGCTTTTCTGGTACTTATACGCCTCTAACTAAGGGTTGCCGATACAAACGGCTCAGACGGCCTCTAATGGCCAAAGGGAAAATACAGATGAATAACCGCGACACGGTATTAGCAGTCAATTCAACATTCGGAAAACAGGCGGCGGCCGGGGTTGATGGCTTAGAGAATAAAATCAAAGCTTCAATGAAAGCCGTCTTGGATAGTAATTTCATGACAACCGACGATGACGAACTGTTCAGGGCTGGCATCGGCGGTGCCTTACTGGATGTCGGTATGTCAACGCCGGACGGCCAAAGGATCGTCGCCAGCATCGATGCATTGAAAAAGTTCAGCGCTTTCATGAATGCAGCGACCGCCGGATTGGATGTTTCACTTGATAGCGTTCCATTTGCAAGTCCAGATGATCTTTTACCGCTTCTAGGCTGGTGGCATGAGGTAAAAGCCGAACGATCTAAAACCGCTTGACCAATCTTACCTCTGAGGTATAAAGTGATATTCGCGAAAAAGGTTTGATAGGCAAAATGATTAAAGGAAAAACCCTTAAGGAATTAGAGGCTTTGCTGGCGACTTCAATGCTCAAAGCGGACAAAAAACGGCCGCGGATTACATTGAAAGAACCGGGCGTCTATCTCGTTACAGGTTCCAAGCCTGAACCTTATGAGGTCCGCATTGGTCAAACCGATGACGGCCAGTGTTTCGTTGCTTGCACCTGTTTAGGATCATTACAAAAGCAAACATGCTACCACCAAGCCAGGGCGGTGTGGTTGCATCAATTTTTAGTTCAATTATAAACACACGGAGGAAAGTTACATGGCAAAAGTAGAACGGAAACTTTACGAAATCGGCGACGATTTCAAAACACTCGAAACATTGCTTGACGAAATCGAGGGCGATGTTACAGATGATGCGGTTGCCGGGATCATTGAAAAGTGGCAAGCCGAAAATCAGATGAACCTCGAATTGAAGCTTGACGGTATCGGTGCAATCGTCAAGGAATACGATCATTGGGTTGAGAGCCGGAACTTCGAGGCTGCACGACTTACGGCACTGGCCAAGGCCGACAGCCACAAATCAAAAAGGATCAAGGAATGGGTAAAAGGCTTTCTGACCAGCCAGAGCGATCAGATCTCCTTACCGATCAAAACGCCTCGATTCAATTTCAATGTTCAGAACAACGGCGGTGTCGTGCCAGTAAAACTCTCGGAATATGCTGAGAAATATCCCGAGGAATTACCGGAAAAATATCGGCGCGTTGTATTTCAGCCAAACCTCGATAACATGCGAGAAGATTTATTGCGGTTGGCTGAATTGAAAGCCATCGGTTACAACAAACTTACCGCAGATCAGCAAAACGAATTCAATACCTTGGATTCTGAATTAGGCGGTTTTGCGATCCTTGAACCACGGGGAACGCATCTGCGCATCCGTTAACAATACTCACAGGATGTTGGGAACTTCCCGACATCCTTTTTACTGACTAGTCAAAAACCAAAAAGGGAGAACTTGAATAAAAATGAGAAATGAAAAAGACGAAAAAGGTAGCAAGAAAGGCACGGCAAAAGACAAAAAAGCCGATTCCGGCAAAGCAACAAAATCGGCAGCAAAAGCAGCTTCCGGTGCCGATAAAGGTTCAGCTCCAAAAGGCCAAGCAACCACGCCGAGCGGAAAGGTCTATCGCTTAGATCAGAAAGGATCAGGCGAGGCCAGAATGGTAAGCCGTAAAGATGCACTGGCCGACATCCTCAAGACGGATGCATTCACCGAAGAAACCGCGACGGCCATGATCGATAAGGGCGAGGTTGTATTTTCGACTGACTTCTTTTACTCAACCGATCTGTCATTACTGGCCAAGGTAAAGCGTGAAAACGGTCCGATACCCGACTCCAAGAAAGGCAAGCCGGTAATCACGAATGATCCAACCTTTGGCTCGATCGTCTTTAACCGCGATAAGAGCCTGTTAGGTGAGATCGTCCAGGGCGACAACGGCAAGATGAACGTGTCGTATGTCCACGACAGCAAAGAGAAAACCGTCAAGTACGTTGCCAAGAGTTGGGTGCTTGCGTCTGAGGCACAGGCTGAAGGCTTCAAGAAAAAGCAAGCGTTGGTTCGACAGGCGATCGCCGAGGCCGCGTTAGTCCCAGCCGACGATGCACCTTTGACCAAAGAGGAAAAGGCCGAGAAAGCTGAATTGGAAAAGGAATTGATCGAGATCAAATCGACCTTTGACTCAGCTCCTTACAGGATGGGTGCGATCCTCGATGCGGTCAGAGCCAAGAAACTCTATCGTATCGGCAAGGATGGCAAGCCACAGACGTTTGCCGAGTACATGGATCGAGAGTTTGGTATTAACCGATCATACGGCCAGTTGCTTGCACAGCTTTCCGGATACCACACCGTGGCTATCGAGGGCATCAAGCAAAGCGAACAGCTTCAGCTATCGGCCAATACGACAACCGAGCTAATGCAGGGCGTCAACAAATTGGCCTCTGAGATGGGGATTGGCAAGACGAAAGGCTTTGAAGATCTCAAGCCGATCATCAAGGAACAGATGCGGTTGCTGGTTGACGTAGCACCGAAAGACAAGGATGGCAACGCACAGATCACGCCTCGATTTGTTCAGAACTTCCACGACACGCTAAAGGACGTTATTCAGTCCGGTATGGTTGAGGTTGACGGTAAGCAATACACGCTCGAAGATGCCAAGAAAAAGGGTATCGCTTTATCTGCCATCCGCGAACAGGTGATTGAATCGACGGCTCAGAACCTTATGGCCAAGTCGGATCTCATTCGCAGCGAGGTACAAAAGAGTTGGGAAGAAACCAACGCTCCGGCCACACCGCCAAAGCGATCCGAGCCAATGGAAGATTTCAAGGGCGAGCCTGGAGATCTGGGCATTGTTTGCAGTCGGCACGGCAACACGAAAATCCTATCTATCGGTACAGGCCGATTCCAGACGGGTTGTAAGTGCCGTTGGCAGATCGATGCGGATTCGGGTGCATTGCTTAACATCGAGGTTAACGGCAAGCGTATCCGGTACGAGAAAGCATAAGGATTGTGGCGGACGCGCCACAATAGCGGACGGACAGCTTGATAGCAATATCAACCTAAACCCGACGCAAGCCGATGTCCTGAAAATGATTCTTGCGTTCCGGGCGCTAAATCAAGGTTAGCAATTGACCGTTGCTATAGGACATCGGCACCGGAAAGGTGGCAAGGGGTTTAATTAGATTTGACCTTGCCACCATATTTTTCTCTCAAAATAAATCGGAGGCTAAATGCTCAAGATCCGGTTAATGCCAACTGACCAGTTCAAGATCACGAATCGGCAATATGGTGGCGATGTGTTCGAGGTCATCGAGTTTTACAATGAAACGTTGATGTATAAATGCCGATGCGTTCATGATCCTAAATGGGGCAATCGAGATCAGGGCATCGACCAGTTCTATTTTCCGGCTAAAAGTCTGGAGATCTACGATGAACAGGGATCGTTCCAACGGATAACTAAGAAAGACAAAATAATAACACCCGGGCGGCAAAACCCGGGTGTCACGAAAAAGGTTTGAAAACTGGCACATAAGACTTGTAACGATGATCTAAGATCACCGTCAAAGTAATAGGTAGGTTTCAAACATTTTGGCCTTGCGACCGTGATTAAGCATAAGCGAAAAGGATTATAAACGCAAGATGGTGTATTCACGTCAAAAGATACCGTCTATATCGCACACAATCGGCGAAGTCATACAGCGATACAACCTCGCATCCGATAGCGTTGACTGGGAACATCCGAGAAAAGAACCGCAGTATTTGATCGACAAATGTCTGAGTTGTACATTGCTTTTCTGCGATGACGAAAGTCCTAAATGTCCACGCCGATTAGCAAGATTGGGTATCAAGTTGCGTAAGCAGTGGTGGCGTCCACGGAAGCGAGGAAAGCGATCCGAGATGGGTAGGAAGTACGACAAACGATGTAAGAAATACAAAACGAGGAACACAGGCAAATGAAGTCATCAGCTATTAGGCATCCAGAGGGAAGCTATTTCATCCGGCGTCATGATTGGCAAGTCAAAGCATGTGAACTTCCGAAAGGAAAAAGACGGACCGACATTCCACACTGTGCGGCCGAGATCCTTTCGGTAATGGAGTTTCACTTTAATAACAAACTGGCAAACCGTATCCTGTTTGAGATCATCAACCGCGGGTATCAGAGAGGCCATCGAGGTATGCAGCAAATCGGTGATTGGATGCCGTACCCGAACACCTACTTGCAGGAATGTTTACTCGGGGGACGCGGTAACGATGTCATAGCCGATGCCCTGGCTTTATTGGTCAAGCGCGGATTCGTTACCGACAACGTACCGGAGGACATTCAGGCCACATATCCACTGAATTGCGGATGGTACAAGCTTGAGGTCGATTTCATCAACAAATGGATCGATGACAACATACCGAAATCGTGGATAAGCGAGTGGCAACCAACCAAGAGAAAAAGACGATCGAGGCAACAGGCCGAAGCAGAACCTATTGACGATGTATCGACGGGAAGCGATCCGGAAGCCGTCAAAGATCCGCTTGAACAACAGATCAACTGGCTCTGTAAGTTCCACAGCCACATTCACGGCAAGACGGCTTCATACATTTACGACAAGAGCCGTCGAGGACCATTGAAAACTATCTTAAAGGCAAAGCGTGATGTTCCCGGCCTGAACCTCGCTGCACAGGCCATCATCGGTTGTGTCGTATCCGACTATCACCAGGCACGGCACGAGAACAATAAAGACAAGGTTTATGACGATATGGAGCTGATCTTCCGGAATGAGATTCAGTTTGCAAAGATGCGAGGTTATGCCGAAGCAAAAGGGATCACATCGGATAAGGCTATAATCGAGCTACAATCGTTTTTAGCTGGCGGTGTTAGCCAGTATGCCAAAAAGGTCGCAAAAGAGGCTCAGACGGCCTCTAATGGCCAACAATCCGCATTCCAGCCAAAGGTAGAACCGCAGAATGCACCGAGATACCGTGCTTTCGCTCGACAGATAGCCGGTTTCTTCATTAGCGAATGCTCCAGGGCCGAAATATTGGAGTTCTGCAAGACACGCACGGATCTCGGCGACGCCGGAGTCGGGATAGTTGACGAGGATTATTTGGCGGCATGCATACAAGAGGGTTGCCGAGTATTTAGATCGGTTATCCCTGAGACAGTCGAGGAAACGATCAAAGGATTCTCGGCTACGTTCACACAGATACAGAGAATAAATTCATAAGGAGAAAACACAATGGCAAAAAGGGAATACACGGTTGCTTGGACAGAGCAATGCGACCAATGTAAGGGAACTGGCCTGATAGAAGATTTGCAAATCCGCAAAAAGATGCAGGAAGTTTTGAAGGCTGGCAGTGGTCTAATGCCAGATCAAAAAGATCTGTATTACAAATGCGTTAAATGTAACGGGAATGGACAATTTGGAGGATCGACGCCGTTGCAATTTGCCATCAACGATCTGATTACTCAAAACCAGATCAACGTGCCAAAAGCCATGCCTGAAAAGATCGAGGTTCCGGTTGCACCGAGCCGTGCAACGTTAGTAGACGCCCTTCGCGATATTTTTGCTGATATTCGCAAAGGATATACAGAGACATTTACCTGTCTATCATGCAAGCAAGCTTTTTCACTTGAGCCTGTGAAATTTGGATCGGATATCTTTTGCAGCGAGTATTGCAAAAACCAACATATTCCGTTCTGAAATGTTGGGAACCGTCCAACGTTTTTTCATTTCACCTAAATTTTTTCTGGAAATTTCTCCGCGACTTTTTAACAAATGGCAAACGATAATTATCCCCGACAGGAAAGATATTTAGAGAGGCCGTTGCCTAGTAATACGGACGCCGAACGCATAGTCCTCGGTGCCGTATTACTGGACAACGATCTGATCTCTCACTGGATAGGAAGTCTTTCCCCCGAGGACTTCTATTCGCCGCTTCACCGGAGGGTATGCGGTGCAATGATCTCGCTCTTTGAGGCCGGATCAAGCATCGACGCGATCCTCATAGCCGAGGAACTAAAGAAAGATGGATCGGCAATCGAAAGCATTGGCGGGATCAATACGATCACCAACCTGGCCTATGGTATTCCGCATTTTTCGAACATCGATAAATACATCAAGACGGTTGCCGACAAATCGAGACTCAGGCAGCTTATCATCGAGTGTAACCGAACAGTCAGCGACATCCTGGCTGAATCGGACGAATCGGACACGTTGCTTGACGAACATGAGCAACGAATCTATGAACTGAGGTCTAAAGGACCGCAAGGCGAGGACTTCCAGAAAGCATCTATAGTCACCGAACAGATGGCCATCAAGATCCGTGCTCTTGCTGACAATTCGGAACATTCATTGCTCGGGATTTCCACTGGCTTCAAACGATTAGACGATATGATCGGCGGCTTGGAAAAGAAGTCGATCATAACTTTAGGCGGTAGGCCGTCAATGGGTAAATCGGCTATCGCTTTGGACATCATGGATCAGACCATCGAGGCAGACAGGGATTTGGTGGTAGCGTTCTTCTCTCTTGAAATGGGAATAGAGTCTATCGCTAGTCGGTTGCTCTCAATGACGGCCAGAGTTGACTCAGGACGCATGCGCCGTGGCTTTATGGCTAGATCAGAATTTGGCCGTGTTCAATACGCAGTCAATTACTTTCAGGATCGCGGTCTATATATCACTGACCAATCCTATCTATCGGCTTTAGAGATCAAGGCCAAGGCCAGAAAGCTTGCCACGAAAAAGAAACGCCTCGATCTTATAGTGATAGATCACTTGGGATTCATGAAACACGATCCCAAGATTCTGAACCTACACCACGGCATTTCCAAGAGCATGAAAATATTAAAATCGCTGGCAAAGGATCTCGATGTCCCGATCATCTTGCTTTGTCAGCTATCGCGTAAGGTTGAGGACCGAAAACCGCCGATACCGATGTTGTCGGATCTGAAAGAATCCGGTTCTATCGAGGAAGATTCGGATATTGTTCTTTTCATGTACCGAGAGGGTTACTATAAGCGTGATGATCCGGCGGTGCAGGGTATTGGTGAGGTTATCGTGGCTAAGAATCGCAACGGACCTACAGGCAAGGTGAAACTAACATGGCTGGCTGAGTACAGCCGATTCGAGAATTTGGCAAAGGGGGAATAAGGCAATGAAAATAATTCAGATCCAAGATCATAAACCGGAGGTTAAAGAAACTCATTGGTTCCGGCCAGTTAAAGTTCTAAATTGCGGTGCCAGAGGCCAAGGAATGTCTGATGCGCATATCTTGCTTCTCGAAAATCCGCAATGGAAATATAAACCAGCGACAGATCCGATCTGGGACAGAATAGCCGACAAGACGGACGCAACTAAAAAGTTTCCTGGCTGTCCGAAACCGATCAAGCCTCTGTTCATCGAACGGGTGGACGATGAAAAAAAGAATAAGATCGGACAGAGAATCCGAGTCATGGACAACATCGACCGCATAACGGCTTTCGTTTGGTTCGAGGGCGAAAGCGCCATTGATCTGAGATATTACGATGCGGTCATAACGCTCTATCCGAATGCGAAATTCTTTGTATCGCTGAAACCAAATGATAGAGATTTTTATTGCGTTCGGTTCGCAGCGAACGGCAAAACCCGCGGATGGATAATGCCGATCTCAGGCCGACAGATGCCGCAAATAATGGAGGAAGTGAAAAAATACGAGGCAGACGGAGAAAACAAACGATGGAAATATTCAAGCAACGAAACGAAAACATCCTAGCCTTTCTGAAACGGGCGTTTCCCGATCGAGAGGTTGAGTTCAGCGATGAATACGATCCCGAGGACATCACGGAAACCACAACGGCCGCGGATTGCGGTGCGTTTATCGACATCGGCGACGAATACACCTTGGATTTTGGCAACAACGATCTCATTACGATCACGCATTGGGGTATGAGTAGCGGTGGCCATTGGGACAATCCACCTGATGCCATCGAAACCTACCTCAACACGGTTGATGCATTACCACACAAGGCCGGATTGATTATTGCCGAGGACATTGCAAGGATAATCCTGAGAGATATCGCAGCCGAGGACATTGCTAATAAGATGACAAACTTGCGAGATGGAATGTGGGCTGAGATCTACAAGGAAGATCCAGACGAACCAGCACCATTCTAAGGAGGAAATATGGCTTTGTTTATTCTGCAATGTCTATTGCTGATCCTTATCATTGATACGTGGATATCAATGCTGATCTGGATCATTAAAAGGATGCGATCTCGCAAGTCTCGATTATCATACGGATGGGAGGATGAAAACGATGGCTCTAAGATTTAACTCACTTGCAGATCTCCCGCCTGATCTGGCAAAACGAATGACAAAAGACGGCGGGACCGTAGCTCAAGAACTGACAGCCAATAAACCGCAGTATAAAGCATCGAAAGCAAACCTTGGAAAAGAGTTTGAGAACGAATTGAAAACCACTCATGACTACTACCGTCTGAAACGTCTGGCCGATGTCCACCGGAACGAAAATGAGTGGGCTTATACAACGCCTCAGAACGCACACAAGATAGCAAGCACTGCAAAGGGTAAGAACATGGTAGCTAAGACCGAGGCCGGATCTTATATCATCATGGTCAGGTCGATGGTTGACTTCTCCGGTGGCGGATCGACGTTCTCAGTCCGGTTCGATGCCAAGACGGTTGAGAAAGGCGATAGGATAGCTCTCTCACGCTTCAAAGATCATCAAACTACAGAGAGCTACATCGCAGGACTTTGCGGTTACAAGGTGTCTGGTTTCATGGTCAAATTTGCCGAGTATAAGAGAGTGTTCTATATCCCGGCCGATAAGATCAGGCTCTTGCAAGAGGTCGGAATCAGGATGGACAAAGAGGGTCCGAAGTCTTTGACAATCGATGATCTGGATAATTCCAATGTGGCCGTCTCGATACCGATCAGAAACGGCCTTATCGATTGGTACGAAGCTTTGATACAGGACTGAAATAAACATTGACCTTTCTTTTCAACTTGGAATATACTTATTGGCACGAAAAAGGTTGGAATTGAATGGCAAACATTGAAAGATTTTTACTTAGAACAAATTAAGATCCGGGACAGCTTTTCGTCATTGCCTTGCTGTCCCGGCCTCCGAAAGGGTGGTATCTATTTGCCGGATGCCACCCTTGCTTTTTTGGTGTTGGGCAGTTCCCAACAATGAGGTAAACATGAAACTTTATGTTCCGGTCAGAAAGGACTACGTAACCAATATTTTCACTATCATGACTGCACAAACATACGCAGTGGATAAGCCAGAGATTGTTTATGTCTACAGGGACGTAATTGCTTTCTTTCGTAAGAAAGACTGCCAAGCGTGGATCGATGACTTTAATAGGAAGTTGAGATATAAAGTCGAAATGCGGATCGTAACATTCACGGAGGTTAAAAAGGATGGCAAAAGAAATCAAGTTCAAAGCCTTAAATGATGGCCAGCAATTCGTCCGCAAAGGCAGATTGCACGTGAAAATTGCTGTCGGGTTACTCACAGATATCAGAAACGGCTCTAACGCTGTATGCCTCTCCGGTCGAAACAGTCGTGGCGTTCTAGCCAGTTTTTATAAAGACGATCTGGTTATCCCGATCGTGCAATATGACGAGGATTATAAGGGGGATTGATGCCATTTCAACCGAGGCCATACCAAGAGGATGCGATCGGGAAAATGCTTGCTGATTGCGACGAACCTGGCAACTCTCTGGTGGTGTTGCCTACCGGAGCCGGTAAGTCGATCGTTATTGCCGAATTTGCCAATCGCCGGAACGAAGAAATCCTGATACTGCAACCGTCAAAGGAAATTTTAGACCAGAACGCACGGAAGCTGTTGCAGTATATCCACCCGATGGAACTAGGGGTTTACTCAGCATCGTTCAACCGAAAGGATGTCCGGAAATATACCTTTGCAACCATCCAGTCGATCTATCTTTATCCTGAAAAGTTCGATCACATTGGCGTCGTTATAATCGACGAAGCCCACACGATGAATCCTAAGAAGTTCGATTCAATGTTTACGTCTTTCATCACAGCGATCAACCGTGCCAGAGAAGTCCAAGGCTTGCATCCGATCAAAGTTTTTGGCCTCACAGCCACGCCGTACCGGAACATGCAATGCAGTGGCAAGGATGGAATGGTAGGACGCGGCCTAAAGATACTGGTAAGGCTCACGCCGAGGTTTTGGAACCGGATCATCTATAACATTAATCCAGGGCAATTGACCGGAGCTGGATACCTCGCACCGCTTACCTATCACGACCGCAGCTTGGTCGATCAAAAGGATCTCCCGCTCAATAGAGCCAGAACGGATTTCGATGGTGAGAAAGTATCTAAGCACATGCTGAAGCACGAACCTGTGATGATCGATAAATGCATCAAGGCTCGGGACTATTTCAAATCAACTTTAGTGTTCTGTTCTAGCGTGTCTCAGGCTCACAGGATGTCTCAGGCCGTCCCTGGATCTGAGGCAGTCGATGGCAAGACACCGGATAAGCTGCGTGACGCGATCATTGAACGCTTCAGGGATGGTGAAACCAAGATCGTGTTCAACGTTGGAGTGCTTACTACTGGTTTCGATCATCCGGCTCTCGATTGCATTGTCCTTATCCGGCCAACTAAATCGCTGATCCTTTACTATCAGATGCTTGGCCGCGGAGTCAGAACAGCCGAGGGCAAAGCAAGGTGCGCGGTAATGGACTTCACCGGAACCTGTAAGACGATGGGAACCATTGAATCTATCCGCATGAGCAAGAACCATAAGAACCTGTGGGAACTGTGGAACGAAAACCCGAACGGCGATATGGTCCAATGGCACAACAAGGTTTCATATACCTACAACGTGCAAACGAAAAAGCCTATATTTGGAGGCAGAGATTTCCTGGTAGGAATGAGGTAAAGATATGAATATACGCGAAACGATCAAGCAGCTATTGGAGGTAAAGTAATGGGAATCGGTGGACAAACAATAACTCAATGCAGTATTTGCGGCGGAACCGCAGGCAGTACGGCGGGACATTCTTCAAGGGAATGCGTAACCAATCTCCGCTCTCGACTCGATGACGCAGAGCGGCTTTTGACAGATGTTCGCCAGTGGGATCATCTCGATTGCGCGGCAGATGGCTCGTACTGGAAGCTCAGGATTGATAACTATTTTGAGAGGTGGAAATAGATGGCGACAACCGAATCAAACACAGTATGTCATAAATGTGGGTACTCGTATCACTACTGCAAATGTCGCAGGAGGAAACATGCCAACTGAACAAGACGCAAGAGAACGAGCCATTGACCAGCTAACGGATGTTTACGAACGAAGCGAGGATATCGATGCGTTCCACAATTTGTGTATATCTCTCTATGACGCTGGCTGGAACGCCCGCTCCGAAGAGAACGGATGGGTGAAATGTTCAGATCGATTGCCGGATGTAGACAGCGAATATTTAGTTGAATTAAAGCACTTTCGGGATGATGTCAGCCGTTATCAAGTATTTCATTTTAGAATGAATCCTGATCGCTGGACGGAAGAGGATACGGTCTCGTGGTGCGAATGGAAAGTGATTAAGTGGATGCCGCTACGGAGGGATAAATGTTAATCATCTTCATTCTCTTCAGTTTCTGGGGAAAGGGCATTGTAATAGCCCGTTTCAGCGGCTTCGCGGAGCCACTCACGCCATGCCATCTTGCTTTGTTTGGCGCTATGTTTAAGGGCTTCATACCCAAGCCGCCTTTTCGTTGTGTGAATTTAGCCATATATCCATTATCCGACGAAACGAGCCGAAACTTAACCTAGTGAAAAAAATAAATCTTCTATAAGCAGGGGAGTGAAAGAACAAACATGATGAAGACGCAAGAACCCACGAGTGACCTAATTTACACAACGTCCCCAGAAACCGCGATGTTACTCATGCGCGAGATTTGCAGGATCGAAAAGGAAGAATGCGACCAGCTTTTAATGACGGAAGTTGCTAAAACTTTACAAGATTGGGGCGTTGATTTTTCAAGGGCAGAGGAGCCAAAGAAATGACCACGACGAAGGAACAAAATCTAATCGAGCGACTTAGGAGTGAAGCTGAGATTCACGCGCAAGAAGCCCGAACTGCGAATGCCACGATAGCGGAAATATATCAGATCTGCACGGGCGGAACTGGCGAGCCGGGAAACTGGAATGGGGCCAAACCCGTGCGTGAACGAGTTGCCCGTCTCACAGCCGAGAGAGACGCGTACAAAGCGGCGCTGGAACAGATTAAGGATGCTTATCGTGGCGTCCCTGAATGTCGCCGGGCATTCGATATCGCGTGCCAAGTGCTAGAAGGAGGGAGCAAAGATGCCTGAACAAGAAAAGGTGTATTTACAGCACGAGATTCGCCCGTATCCTGGATGCTCTAAATGCCACAAAACACATTATCCGTACTATCTCGGCAGCGACAAAAAATATTACTGCGAAGATTGTGCAAACAAGTTAGTAAAAAATAAGACGGCACGATTCGGCAGACATCCTATCCAGGAATATTGCCCGCGATGTAAAGGTACTGGGAGAAAATGATATGAGAACAGCCATCGTAATTATCACAATCATATTCTTGGCCTTTTTTATATGGGGTCTGGATCACTGGGTCTTTGCTCCATTCATGAAAAAATGGAAAGAGAAAAGCCCGCGAAGCTAAAGGAGAAAATTATGGGACCAGATTGTAAATGCGGACATCCCTGTTACGAATGCGACTGCGAAGGCTTTGAATACGTGCCGGAGGTCGAATCATGACCGACACCAACCGCCTCGCCCGTGCGAGAGAGTTTTTCGAGCAATGCGGCTATCTGTACACATCAGACGCAAGTGTTGATGACTTGGTCGGATTCGCAGAAAGCGAGGTCAAGGCCGCTGTCGAGGCAGAGAGGGAAAAGTTTCGCCAAGCGTTGAAACTTATCGTAACTCTACCCGATTCTGGGCAACGATTATTTGAGTTTTACATACTGGAATTTAAGTCTGAAATGACAGAAAACGCTATCAATAGACTTGCTCAGGAATTTGCAAGCCCTGAGGAAGAAGGCTAGATGTGTAATTGTGACTGGACGCAAGTGAGTGAACGATTGCCGAAGGTGGGCAGAGAAGTTTTGATCGAGTTGAAGTCTGACATGGTATCTCAACAACTCATCTATCTAGCACATCTTTCTGACCACCACCATTTACATTTTCACAGCGATGAATACGATTTTGAACTTTCGGAAGTAGCATATTGGCGCGAAATTCCGTATCGCCAACCCAAGGAGGAACAAGATGGCAAATAAATACAAAGTAGTTTTCGAGTGTGACGAATGCTTTAC